TACTACGATCCAGAACTCGAGGATGACATGCTGGATGTCCTCATCTCATTCGAGGACATCAAAAGAATTGCAAAGCTGGGACGCGACGCCGACATCGCCCCAGTTGATTTCGATGAGGGATCCTCCACCTGGAAGAGCATCGAGTCCGCGCTGGACTCGACCGACAGAGACCCGTCCCCGGTCGGGGTGAACCTCGTTCCCAACCTGGGGGTAAGCCTCGCGCTTCTTGCGGCGATTACCGAAACCCTCAAGCTGCTATACCCAACTGGTCCGAAACTTCCGGTCCAGTTCGTCCACATCGCGCAAGTCTCTTACCTGCACCCGATCACGCTCCGCTGTGAGACGGTCGAATCTAACGACGATTGGTGGGCAGACATTGAGGAGGTGGTGATCACCCTCATGCCGCTTCGAACGATTGAAGAGTCCACTGATACCGAGGAGACCACATGACTGAGAAAGATGCGCTGCTTCAAGAGATCAAAGACATCAACCTCTCGCGCGACAAGGCACTGTCCCGAATCCTCTTTGCTCTTGCCACATGGGCAGAAAGCGAAGGGGTGCACGGGCTGTACCTCATGGAACTCCGGGAGCATCTGGAGGATTATCCGAAGGTGTCCGAGCTTCTGGAGGTGCTGGATTCTTCCTCCGTCCGCGAGGCCATCCGGATTGCCGACAACCTTGCGAAAGAGCTGGAGTCTCTGGAAGCCACTGTCGAGAAGCTCGAAGATGACAGGCGGAGGCTCCAGAGCGAGTTGAATGGCTACAGGAACGACCCTGACACGAGTCGATGGTAAAAAAAGGCCCCTCGGAAGCGGAGGCGTCTTCCGAGGGGCCTGCCTCTACGGGTGCCGATTCCCGGAGGCATGGAAAGTGTACCGTGTACGCCGTCATAAGCAAGGAGTAGCCCCACACATAGGAGATGCGAATGAGCTACGATGCAAGTAGTATTACGGTCCTCGAAGGACTGGAGGCGGTACGTAAACGTCCGGGCATGTACATTGGTGGCACGGATGCCGCCGGGTTTCATCATCTCCTCTGGGAGATCCTCGACAACTCGGTGGATGAGGCGATCGCGGGCCATGCCCGGAAGATCTACGTTGAGCTGGAGGGAGACACGGCCGAGGTCACAGATGATGGCCGCGGCATTCCCTTCGACATCCATCCGAAGACAGGAACCTCCGCGCTCGATGTCATCTTCACCGTCCTGCACGCGGGCGGTAAGTTCGGAGATGGGGCCTACAAGACCTCCGGTGGCTTGCATGGCGTTGGCAGCAGCGTGGTCAACGCGCTGTCTGTGCAGATGGTGGTCAGCTCCTCGCGCAACGGGCAAAACGCTGTGCGCGAGTTTTCTCGGGGCGTGCCCCAAGGCGATCTCGAGATCAGCAAGTCCCGTGATCGGGGGACCACAGTCTCGTTCCGTCCTGATCCGCAGATCTTTGGGGAACAGGAGTTCGATTACGAGACTGTGAAGGAGAGAATGAAGATCCGGGCGTACCTCACGCCAGGTGTTGAGTTCCACCTCCGCAGCCGTGGCAAGTCCGAGAAGTTCTGCTTCACCGGCGGACTGGTGGACTTCATGGGCGAGCTCCTCCGCTCGCAAAGCGATGACATCATCACGGACTTCCCCCTGGTCGTGGACACCGACAACCCTCGGGTTCAGGCCGTGGTTTCATGGACAGGCTCCACTGCGACTGTCTCGAAGTCCTACGCGAATGCCATCCCGACTCGGGACGGAGGCACGCACGAGAAGGCGGTGGATGGCGGTGTCGTTGCTGCGATCCGCGATTTGATGTCCGATCACAAGGAAGTTCCCAAGAAGCTGAAGATCACGCCCAACGACATCCGTGAGGGCATGGTGCTTCTCGTCTCGGTGTTTGTGGAGGATCCTCAGTTCCAAGGGCAGACGAAGGATCGGCTCAACAACCCCGAAGTCGAGAAGAAGACAGAGCCCGTGATCCGTGCGGCAGCGACCTCTTGGCTGAATGCAAATCCGAGACAGTCAACGGAGCTGGTTCGCCGGATCGTCAAGGCAGCACAGGCGCGCGCAGCGGCCCGCACGGCAAGCGAGGCAGTCTCTCGGTCGGGCCCGGTCAACCGGCTGCGCCTTCCGGGCAAACTCTCAGATTGCAGCTCCAGCGATCGGGACAGTACCGAACTGTTCTTGGTCGAAGGAGACTCCGCTGGCGGATCTGCCAAGATGGCGAGAGACCGCAAGACGCAGGCCATCCTCGCGCTTCGCGGGAAGATCATGAACTCCGAGAACCTCAGCTTGGCAAAGGCCATGCAGAACGAGGAGCTCAAGAACATCGTAGATGCCTTGGGGTGTGGAATCGGGTCAACCTTCGACATTCGCAAGCTGAGGTACGGAAAGATCATTCTTCTGATGGATGCGGATAGCGACGGAGACCACATCGCAGTCTTGGCGATGACCTTCTTCTTCCGCTTCCTTCCCGATCTTATACTGGATGGCAGAGTGTTCTTGGCGGTGCCACCTCTGTACCGAGTCGACATTGGCAAGGCAACACATTGGGTTCGCGACGAGAAGGCGCTCAACAAACTACTGACCGCGCACCCTCGCAGTCACCCGCAGGTCACGAGGTTCAAGGGCTTGGGGGAGATGCCTCCCGCGATGTTGTGGGACACCGCGATGAATCCGAAGAACCGCCGGTTGGAGCGGGTCACGATTAACGAGCGTGACGCCGACATCACGGAGGAGACCATCAACGGCCTCCTCGGGAAGGATGTGGAGGTACGCTATGAAATGCTGATGGAGCTTCTCTCACAAGGAGGAGGGCTCGAAGTCACGATTTGACAGTCGCCCGCGAGGGCTGCTGTAGGATATACTGGGCCTCACGGCCCTTTTTTAGCAGGTGCACAATGCCGTCCAGCGTCCTCATGTCATCTGTCAGTTCCTCCAGCTCTGTGAATGGCAAAAGCCGGGGAGCACTCGACCGGAGAGTCAAGGTTGACGGCGTCACATTGTCGCAGAAGATAAGAACAAAGAACGGAAAGATCACGAAAGCGAAAGAGCGGGTCTCAAAAACCGCCTCGGCCCTATCTCCAGAAGCGTTGCACTTCTTCGGAGACGAACTTGAGAAGCAAGCAATCTTCACTCCTGCTTCTGCGCTGAAAGCGATGCAGAGTTCGAATCGTTTCGTAAGAGGTTTAGGGCGCCTTGGAAGCGCGGCGCAGATGGGTGCCCTTAAAGCGACCCCGCTGGTCGACGACTTTTCACAGAGTCTACAGACAATTGGTCCAGGGTACGCGATCGCGGGCTTGAAGGGATCTCTCGCGAAAGCTGGGCTGCGAAGGGTAGGAGCCTCTAGACAAATGGCAAACGCCATGACCCTGGAGGGCAGTATGAGTCCCTTCTCGGCCCAGAATCCTCTCGATGTGCAGGGACCCGTCGCCTCCAAGCTGACAGACTACGTATCTTCGATGTTCTAATTTACGGCTGTGTCGGCTTGTCGTCTTCATCACGGCGTCCAATGCGCGTCGCCGTGATGAAGCGATCTACGTATGCCTGCCCCAAGATGTAGCCCACCTCAAGAAAGCCGGCAGTCACGATCATCGTGATGAGTGCCCAGCGCGGAACTGCGCCTTCTTCGGGGTGAAGCCAAAGCGTGATCCCCAGAAGGATTTTCCAGGTCGCCTCAGCCACGAGGTAGGCCAGGAGCTTTTTACTCTGCAACGATTTCATGTTTAGCTCCTGATTTTCCCGTTTAGGAAAATCGCTACCCGTGGTGGACAGGACAAGTCTAAAGGAGTAAGGTTTCCTTGTCAACTCTCCTGTGTTTTGGGCCGCTTCGCACGGCACTACTCGGAAGAAATGGTTTCCATCGGAAACCAGTTTTCCACATCTTCCACCGCCGCGATCGAAGTGCGCGACTAAGTTTGTTGCGCTATGATTGGGCAACTCTGGAGCCATGATGGGAAGCAAGGTCAATGTCCGCTCGGCAATTGCCGGTTCAACAGCCGCCGCACGGGCGGTGCTGGATGCGGTGTCCGCGACAACCAGCGCGCCCTCTACGGCGACTGATGGAGTACTGCTTCAGCGGAATGAGTACATCCATCTGTTCTTCAAGACGGGCGGGACGTCGCCAGTCTTTACTGTGCAAGTCTGGTGGTACTCGCCGATCAGTGGAGAATGGCATCAGGGCGAAGCCCTCAATGTCAACAGCTCCGACATGGCCACCTTTGAGGTCCAGGGGCTGAGCCGTGTTGCCCTGCAAGTGACCTCGGTCTCTGGAACCTCTCCCACCCTGAGCGCCTGGATCGGGCTGGTGGTGCCGGTATGAGCCGCACTTTCTTTCGCCGCCGTTCGGGCATGCTTACCGGAGATCTCGTCCAGGATCCCGTAAGCGACATCGCCGCCCTTCGTGCGCTGTCCGCAAGGGACGCTGCGGATGGTCAGATGGTCCTCGTTCGCCAGATCACGCAGATCTACGCGTTCTCCTATGGGAACACGGATGCGGACGACGGAGACCTGGTCATCGCACCGACGCACGAGCCTGCGCTGGGTCGCTGGCTAAAAGTAACGACTCCCATTCCTGAAGTCTCCCTGTCCCTCTCCGATCTGGAAGACGTGGAGGTGTCGGGTGCAAACGACGGAGACTTGCTTTCCTTCGACCTGGGCACTGGGCTGTGGGTACCCTTCACGCTGACAGATCTCGAAGCGGAGGAGGAAGTCACCTTTACGGGCGATGTCGCTGTGGAAGGCGAGCTGACTTCGTCTCTCGGTCTTGGTTCTGGCTACGGCGGCGGGGTGTTCGTCGGAGCGCGGAGCGAGAGCGACCTGTCCGTTGCGGACATGACTGGAACCTTCTCGGTCAAACTGGGCACTCGCGAAGTCATCCCAAACGGCGTCAGCTCCCGACTGGACATTACTCTTGGCGGCGTTGTCGGTGTCATTGGATCTCCCGTCGCACAGCTTTCGGTGGGGGTCAACCTCTCGGACTCTGCCGGAGTGACTGCCGGGCTGTTCATCACTGGAAACTTGGGAGATGCGCTCGGACTGCCAGCTGCGCACAACAGCGAAGTGACCGTCAGGATCTCCGTATTGTTCGGCCCCGCAACGAACGGAAGCCCAGTCCATCGCAACGTTCACGTCAGTGGGACCTGCATCCAAGATCGCAGCGGGGCCATCAACATGTCCTCGATGCGTAGGTTTACCACAGGCCCTCCCCCTGGGCCTGCCGCATACGGCCAAGGTCTCACACTTGAGAACTTAGCGATCACCAATGATCGCGTACAGCTCTCTGTCGAGACCTCAAGCAACACGCAGAACTTGGCCAACCACTACGAGTTCTCCCCCAAACTCATCGTCATCAACGCCTCTAGAGGGTCGTAAGTATGGACAAGATGGCCGCGTATGAGAAGCTTCTATCCGAACACCCACTGTGGGAGGATGTCTACTACCACGACAAGGAAGCGGGCTTGTCGTCGGTACTATCGGGCATGCGCACTCTGGGGACTACCGCGACCAAGGATCTGGGTGCATTCACCAGAGGCGTGGGGGATGCGGCGAAGGGATTTTCTGCGGGGGTTCGTCCGGTAAAAGGCATTCCAAACACATTGAAGTCAAGAATAGAACGTGGGATGATGGGCGCACTACCGGGAGTACAACAAGCTAAAAACACTATGACCGGCAATCTCTTTGGTCAACTCGGCCAAGACCTTGCATATTCCATGTGAGCTAAAAAAGGCCCCACCTCTCGGTGGGGCCTCGGACTACAGATAGCCAAGCCATTCCAGCTTGGCGTATCCGTCTCCCTCGACCACCTCAAAGATACCGATCCTGCCTCGGTATTTCTTATAGGTGATGATGGGCAGCCCCGGTTCAGAACTCACTACTTGGTCTCCTCGAAGCCGACCATGTCCTGCATCTCCTCATCCTCGAGGTAACCCTCGACCCAGCGGAGTGCGAGGGACATGCCTCGGCCAATGTCGTTGCCGTTATCGGCAAGATCATCGGCGCGCTTCAGCATCCGGGCGCGCGCCTTCTTGTTGGGACGGACGACCTTATCGGGATCGCCCGCAGCGGCAGCGGCCTCGACCGAGATCTTCTCGTTGAGCTTGCGCGCCTTGTTGATCCACTTGATCTGCTCCTCCTGGTTGAGGTTCTTGGCCAAGTGGTAGGCAGCCGAGAAGGAGATGAGTCCATCGCGGACAGCCTGCTTCACCGCGTCCGCAGCCTGCGCGTGAAACACCATGCGGAAGTTGACCCAGGACGGAGAACGGTGAAGCCGCTCTCCCAGTTCCGTCTGGCTGACACCCTCGCCAATACGACCCGCAATCCAGGTGGAGAGGTCGACGTCGTCAATGTTCTCGCGCTCGACATTCTCGACCGCGTTGATGTACTTCGCCTCGTGCAGCGTGCCTTCGTACGTAATGCACGGAACGCCGGACTTCATGAAGTCCGGGTCTTGAGCCCGGACCATAAGGATCGCGCGCAGGCGGCGTTCCCCCGCAATCAACTCGGTGATGGACTCGCCATCATCATCTTCCCCTTCCATCACAACGAGGGGCTGCATCAGGCCATCGCGCCGAATGCTCTCGGCAAGCTGCTGAATCGCCTCATCCTGGAATACAGTGCGAATGTTCTTAATCGAGCGCCCGACAACAATGTCCTCGGGCATGATCATGGCGGTCTGTGTATCGAACAGGCTCATACGTACGTTTCTCCTAAGCCCTACGGGCCATATACATTTTGACAGTAATATCTACTTTTTAGAAAGTAGTTCTTTGTAGATCAGGACCGTGAATTGACAACGACCAACAACCGTATTGGTCATGACCGTCACCAGCTTTCCTGCGGGATGGTCCGCTACATCGTAGCCGTCGTACCCATGTACGAGGCGACCCATTTCCTCATCGAAGTGCTCCCAGGCGACGGGAGAGTCGCTTCCATAAATGTCCACCAGTCGTCGCACAAGCTGGACGACGCGCCGAAGATCGACGGCCGAACCATTCATTTTTGGCTCGGTCTTGGCGGGGAAATTGACCAGATCACCCATACACATGCTCCAAGAACTCGGAGACCTGATCAGCGTCCCAGCTTTCGAGCAGGGTGGAGGCCAGTTCGTCCGGAGGGATGGACTGGAGGATGATCGGGTTCAGGAAGGTGATGACTCCATCAGGCCGACTGACGAGCAGCGCGGCACGGTGGCTTTGTAGGAGGGACATGACCATGTCGGCCATTCCCTGAAAGAGCTGTTCCTGGCTCATGCCAGTCAGGTCAATCTCTCCGCCAGGCATCTCGGCCTCCATATGCGCTGTTTACTTCGGGCCCAAAGGGGCTGCAAGTAAAATCCCTAAAAAAAGTCATAACTTCCTTGGCGAAAGCCATAGGAGAAGCGATGCTCATTGTAAAGATGCCGGCGAACTCCCTCATCCCCAAGGAGGATGCCAACTTCGTGGATACCGGGATTCTGGGCTTGATTGAGAAGATTGCGTGGGGTGACGCGCTCATTCTGAAAGGGCCGAAGGGTTCCGGCAAGACTCTTGCGATTGAACAGTGGTGCGGGATCCACGGGATTCCGATGGTTCGCGAGAACTGCAACAGCGGCACGGACGAGACGCAGCTGATCGGATCGTTTGGCATGGAAGGAAACAACGTCCACTTCACGCTGGGTGCGCTGCCCTTGGCGATCGAGACGGCCAACTCTCATGGAGAAGCCGTGCTTGTTCTCGAAGAGATCAACACACTTCGCCCCCAGGTGCAGTCGATGGTCTTCTCGGTGGCGGACTACCGGAAGGCGGTCGAGTGCGCTTCCCTCGGGCGCAAGTTCGAGTTGAACAAGGATGCCCTGCTGTGGGTCATCGGGACGATGAACCCCGGCTACGCCGGCACCTACCAGCTCAACGAGGCGTTGCGGAGCCGCTTCGACTTCATTGAGGTCGGGTACATGCCGCAGTTGAAGGAGAAGGAGCTGCTGGAGAGATCCTTCTCGACGCCCGCCGATGTTGAGCAGCGGAGGATCGTGGCCCGTCTTTTGACCTTCGCGGAAGAGAGCCGGACCTACGAGTGGGAGTACGCGTTGTCCACTCGCGACCTGGTCCAGTCGATTCGGAAGATTGAGCGCATCGGGTTGGGCAAGGCGCTGAAGATGCTGGTTCAGAAGTTTGACCCGGAGCACAAGGAGAAGATCGAGGCCCGGGTCCAGTCCATGTTCGGAGTCAACCTTCAGGAGGTGACGCTCTATGGAACCGTTTAAGAACTACGAAGACCTGCTTGGCTGGATGAACAAGCGGGGCCGCAAAAGCGGACTGGCCATGACGCGTGAGTACCTGGAAGCCGAGGTGGAGAAGGAGGCGCAGGTCCTCGTGCGGATTGCAACGCGAACCGCGGTCGATCCACGAAGCACTCCGATGGAAGACATGCGGAAAGACGTGCAGCTCTATGAGGAGTGCCTCGCAGATGCGCGCGAGCACTACGTTGAGGAGATCAACGAAATGCTCGCGAATGGAGATCCCGAACCCCTCAACCACTGGACCATGATGACCTACCGGAGAAAGCCGGTGGCATGGGCGGTCGCGAAGGCAATCTATGACCAACACTCCGAGTAAGCGCCCACCCCTCGATCTCGGAGCGATGGCTGCGCCGAACCAGGAAGAGAACGTGGCCAGGATGGAGAACCTGGTCGCGACCTTCAACAAGATGTTGAGCACGAAGCTCGAGCTTCTGGATGACCCTGCGGGGGGATCAACAGACTGTAAAACAGTCGTCAAGGTCCCCTTCGCAGATCCCGAGGCATATCTGATCTGTGAGCACGAACTGTCGCACGCATTTGCGGAGACGGACCTGGACCTCACCAAGGAGTTCACGACCAAGGCGGTGGAGCGTCTTCTCACTCGCGCGAGACTGCCGCTCACATCTGCCTCGGCCGCTCCGTACCGCCCCAAGCTCCAGCAACTCGTCCATTTGCTGTGGAACGTGCTGGAAGACTGGAGGTGCTGTAGCGTTTGGGGAGAGATCTACTTCGGAGGCGCCTCCTTGCTTCAGCAGCGATGGAAAGACATCGCCAAGTACAGCAAGGAGGAGGATGCAGAGAAGGACCTGGTCACCTACCTGATGCGCGCAGCCTCCGGGTTCGAGACAGACAAGGCCCCTCCAGAGTTCAAGGCGTGCCGTCCTCACATGGAACGCGCACGTTCTCAGGTCGAGCTCGTAGATAACGCTGCGTGCTTAGCGGTGACTGCACGGCTCATCGATGACATCGCCGATGAGTTGCTGAAGTTCTATCCTCCGCCGCCCAGCAATACTCCGAACAACGCGCAACAGACCGCGATGTCGAAGCTGACTGCCCTGTCAAACGCGGTGCAGACACCAGCACAGGGTCCTCCCTCTCCTCCCAACTCCTCTCAACAAGGACTTGGGCACAAGGATGTGACTCCGGACCTGACGGCGACATCTTCCAGCCGCGCGAATGCGAAGACGCTTCGGCAGATCCGAAAGTTGATGACGGCAGATGACGATCAGCCGGGGCCTGACGGGAAGACATCCTTCCAGTCACTCTGCGAGGAAGGCGCAGAGAAGATGAACGCCCGCATCGCGGCTGCAAAGGCAGAGCTGGGAAAGCAACGCAAGTCCAACAAGCAGCAGCAAGAGGAGATTCTATCCACAGCGTCCTCCTCTTGCGCCATCCGATCTTTCCGAGTGACTCCGGCACACAAGCTCCCTCCTCCGTCCCCGGATGCGGGAAAGGTGCGCCGCTATCTCGAACAGGTCAAGATGGAACAGGAGAAGATCTCCTGCTCGCGCGGAAGCAAGGTCAACATCCCCAAGCTGATCCAAGCATCGGCCTCCGGTGATCGGTCCAGTGTCCCTCTCTTCCAAAAGAAGTCTGAGGTCGGGGGACTACAGTTGTTGATCCTCGCCGATGTCAGCGGATCCATGTCAGGGCCTGGCCTCGACATTCTGGACCGTGCCATCTCGGACGTGCAGTTCTCTTGCACGGGCTTGAAGGTAGACATCAATCTGTGGACGTTCTCCAGTGATCTCTACTTCTTCACGAAGATTGGATCTGTGAAGGCAGTCCCCGGCATGTACATGATGTACACCAACATGGTTCGCGCACTTGATGTCGCGATTGAGTGGGAGAAGCAGGGCAAGGGAGACCGCGCAGTCATCTTGATGACGGACGGCATGCCCACCCACACCCGAGGACGAAAGTCGTCTGGAAACGCAGTGACGGACCTCACCACAGTCATGCGCGAACTTCGCAAGGACGGGGTCGTGCTTACAACTCTGGCGATTGGTCCGCATGAACCTATGTTCGATGGCATCTTCGGGAAAGGAAACTATGGACTGGTAAAGACCATCCAAGACCTTCCCACCGCGCTAACAAACGCGGTAAGAATCATCATTGAGGCTCATCTCAGGAAGTAGGAATTTGGGGGCCTAACCAGCCCCTTTTTTTAGGTGGCACATGCCGACAGTGACCATTCGCAACGAGCACAAGGCGTATCTCGACCGCGTCAGCCGACAGATGTCGGACAAGCTGGGGAGGAGAGTAAGTCCGACAGAGATCCTCCATGAGGTGCTGGATCTCTGCATTCGCGATGAGGCGGTGTATGAGCCGAAAACGTCCGCGCCGATCAAGCCAGAGACGAGAGATATCTACGTCTCAGAGCGATCGGCGCGGTCTCAGCCACTGGACTTAGGCGTCCTCCTACAAAGAATTAAAATGCTTGCATAGGTGGCCCAAACCGCGCCTGCTGCGGCGGGGGATCAAACCCATACGACGCTCTTTCTGCGTTCTGGTTTATTGCAGAATCTCTTAGTGATTTGAGGAGTTTGTATCCCCCGTAGCCAACGGCCGAGGCTGCTCCAAGACCGGCTACGGCCGCAGGAACGCTAATGCCCGCAGTCTTGCGCAGCCCAATCTCACGCAAAGCAATCAGAAAGGGGTCTAAACTTCCGACTTTTACCGTATTGGCCGCAAATGGATTGCCTGGCATCGCCTTAGTAGGGAGCTTTGGGCGGCGTATCAAAGGCAGCCCAACAATCCGTTTCATCAACGATACCCTCCATAAGTATATGAGAACCCGGTGGAAATACGCTGCCGCTGTCTAATCACTCCACGCTTTACCTGGGCCCGGTAAATCTTCTGTTTGCGTGCTATCCGGGCCGCATTCTTAATTCTGTACTCTCTTTGCCTCTGGAGGATCTTGTTTCTGTTGTTCATGTAGTACTGATGCCGCTGCACGTCCGCCAGCTTCATCATTTCATCGGCAAAGAAATGTAACAGCAGATTGTTCATTGATCGGCGTCCGCGAGGGCGTTTCGACAGTAGGCCTACTATTGAGAGTAGGGAGAGACTCGGCAGGAAGATCGTACGGGACACTTTCTACGGGTTGCGAGGTTGGCCTCTTTTGCCTGAAGACTGCATCCCACAGGGGCTTTTCATAGCCTACGATCTTACCTACCGGAAGTCCTCAGCCGGTAATCAGTCCGACGACCTGGGTGTTGACGGGGACCATGCGCTCGAACTGGATGGCGCACTGCTCTTGGATGAGCGTACCCATCGCGTCCGTGGACAGCGAGTGGTTCGGGATGTAGCAGGACTCGAAGTACCCTGCGCCGAGGGTATCTTCGTTGCTATCCTTCATCAACGTCAACAGGCCGACCGGCTGTGTGAACAAGTCGGAAGCCAGGTTGAGGAAGATGTTCTCATAGCCAGGCGGGATGATGACATCGTGCGGGTTCGCCACGGTCGCCGCACCGATGTTCGAGAACACCGGCTGGACGAAGGTGGGAGGGATGATGTCCTGGTAGTAGGCATACAGGACCCGCAGCAGCGAGGGCCCGTGGTACAGCACACGACCCAGGCCGATCTGTCCCATGACACGGCCGGGGATGTGGTAGCTGCGCACGGAGCCCAACTCGAAGATGCGGTTGACCTGCATGTTGTGCGACAGGTTGAAGTTCTGGACTACCCCAATGGGGTAGGCCAACATGTCTTCAGCCGCACTTCCGGCGGTGAGGGCAGCACCGAGGAACTCGGGGCCACCCACGTTGGCAAGCCGAGGCGGGCCGGCACAGATCACGGTGTACGCCGCGCTCATGAACCGGCCGTCGACCATACCGCCCTGGACGAAGTCCTCGTAGGGCGACCATTGTGAGAGAGATGCCATGAGTGCTGTCCTCTAAGAAGGTATTGAAGAAATCAGGCCAGGATGACAGTCATCGCAACCGGCGGACAGAGGACGCCGTCGATCCGGACCATCAGCATGAGCTGGGTGCCAATCGGGTTGGACGCACTGTCGGTGATTGCGTTGACCGCTGCGCCCGGGAGCGTGATGGTCTGGGCACCGACGTCCTTCGTCGGAGTGACCGAGGTTCCGCCGAGCGTGACGGTGATCAAGGAGTCGGCCGTGAAGTCGGCGCCGACAATCGAGATCACGACGTCGGAGGCGCCCCCGGACTTGTTGTAGACGAAGCCGGCCACCTTCGAGATAGACGGGAAGACCGCAGGATCCCACTCCTCAACGAGTTGGATCGCGGCCTCCAGGACGGAGTCACGGTCGTCGAGGCGACGGTGAAGCCGCTTCTGGTGCCAACGGGAGGGAGAGGACGGTGCTGCGAGAACGGCCTTGGAAGTCGGTGCGCTGGGCATGGATCACTCCTTACGAGACAATGGTGATGCGGATCTTGTTGCAGGGGTACGCCGGAGCGACCGTCACTTCAATCAGCACTGTATCAGGAGCGGAGCTGTCCTGAAGAACACCGTTGAGTGCTGCCGAGTTCACCACACCGGCCTGGACTGCGCGAGCGAGGTAGCCCTCGTTCGACATGACAAGCTGGTCGATGAAGCCGGGGTTGATGACGAAGCGCCCGATGTACACGCGGTTCGTGGCCCGAAGTCCCTTGGCAAGGAAGTCGATGGCCTTGGTGATCGATAGCTCGCGCGCCTCGATGGACGTGCTCTTTGTCGACCTCTGGTGTCTCGACGCGATCCGCCCACCCTGGTTGATGAGGATGTAACGGCCGCCGTCTGCAACCGTGTCGAGCTGGTTCTCGCTGAAGGTGTCGTCGGTGCCGTACACCCTGGAGAAGCCCGTCATCGACACCAGCGTGAACGGCTGCTGCGGGGGAAGCTCGCCAATCATCGCAGCGATGGCTGCGCACGCGTAGTACCCGGGCACTGATGTAACGATGCCATCAATGCTCGTGTCCACGTTCCCGCTGAAGGTCAGGAAGGTGCGGCGGCTGTTGTAGGACTCTCCCTGGGCGGCTGCGGTCGCTGCGACTGCTGCGTAGTCCGTCAGCGAGGTGCCGGTGACCAGCAGCTTGCTGCCGCGCTGACGCAGAGCGAAGGTCATGTCGCTCAGGTTCTCGTCATCCGTCCAGTCAAGGCTCGGCGTGTCAAAGAACCCATCTGTGTTCTCGCTCGAGGTGAAGGAGCTGCGCAGAGTGAGCGCGGTTCCGTTCACCGCAGAGACGGAGAAGCGGTAGACGCTCGTCTCTCCCAGCAGGGAGACGACCAGTTCGAGGTAGACGTTGTCGTCGATCTCGAGGTCGGCAGGATCCAGCCCAAGTGCCGCCAGCCCCTCAATCGGCGTGGAGCCGAGTGTGATGCTGTTGGAGGCGCCGTTGACGCGAGCATCCGAGCCCGAGAGGATCGACGTATCCTGCGCGCGAGTCGGAAGACCCTGCCACATGATCGCGATACGCTCGCCGCGCTCTTCCGGCGCGCTCATGCTCTCGACGTGAGTCGAGTAGAGCTGCTGCACAAACGGATCGTCTGTCAGCGGAGCGATGGCGTAGACGTCCTTGCTCTCCAGGAACGTGAGGGCCGCCAGGTGCGCCGTGGTCGTTCCCATCGGGGCAGCGTCATTCACTGCGCTGACGCCGAGGGCGGACACCGACTGTGTCGGGGCGTTCTGGAGCATGAGGAAGCAGGCAAGCGCCAGAGGATTCTCTGTCGAGATCGGCCCAATCGCCGCGTCCATCGTCTCCACGTCTGTGAAGGTGAGGAGTGCGGGATTTGTGGCTGCGGACGTCACATCCAGTCGGAGACCGACATAGTCGATGTAGACCCGCGCACCGCTCGAGGTGAGGTCCAGCGGAACACCCGTGCTCCTGTTGCGGAGGACATGCGGGCTGATGTGTACCGTGCCCTCGCCATCCACATAGAAGCTCGGGTTCGGCCTGCCTGAGCCCGAAGCCGTCAGTGTTGAGAAGAGGACCGGCGTCGCCGTCGAGGTCGGATCGTCGGCATCGTCCACAACCTCAATCTTCGAGGCAGCGCCCGAGAAGGCGCTGGTCAGAAGAAGGGCGAGTCCATCTTCGCTGGCGATGTCCGTAGAGCCGCCGACTGCCTCGTTGATGGCGTCTACCGCCTCACGGAGCGAGTTGCTGGTAAAGTCCACCTCGTAGACATGCGGATTGCTGTCCAGTGTGAACTTCAGGCGCGTGTTCTTGAGTGTATCGGCGCCTGCGTCCGTGCCCGAGGTTGCGGAGCTACCAAACGCCATGCGCGCAGTGTTTGCCACCGCGACCGTGATGTCGTTCTCTGCTCCGCCACGGACGAGTGTAAATCTGACCTGGGATCCAACCGCGACCACGTTTGCAACGTGTTGCAGGCCCGTGTCGTTTTCAAAGTACAGAGGGTAGGTCCCGCCACTGGCTGTCTCGCCCGCAAGGGCGGCGGCAAACTCGTCGGCCGACCCGATGCCTGAACCAGACAACGTCGGGAGATCCCAGCTGAGCGTGAGGTCTCCAAGCGCGGCGGTGACGGTCACAGTCACGGATGCCGTTCCGGCAAAGTCAAGCGCAGTGCTGGTTACGCTCGCTACCTCCGCGTACTCAACATCCACGCCAACGGCCGTGTCGCCAGATGCGAACCCGAAGGTCGTCACGACCGTCGTCGACTCTGTCCCAAGAACCATTACGCTCTGGTCAGCGCCAGTCTTGACGGTCGAGACCATCAGGATCTTGTCGCCGCCGCTGTCTTCGCCCAGGGAGAAGGTAAGGGCAGAGAGGGCAGTGTTGGCGTTCAGGCTGGTGACCGCGGCTGCCAGGTTGCTCCCGACAGACGCTGTGAACGTGTGGGTCACGTCGTCCAGGGTGACGCCGTCTTCCACAATCCGGAAGGTGAGCGTTCCGCCCGTCAGGACGGGGATCGTGGCAGAGAAGGGCGAGCTAAGAAGCTGCGCGGGGAGGGCAGCAAGGGCGCCCCCGTCATCACCCAACAGTTCCGCCGCTTCCGGGGCAGGAGTCACAGACCCCCACACCAGATTGTTCGCGATGAAGTACGCGTACACCGGAGCGAACGGAACCATCGCCGAGGGCGTGCTGACCTCGACAGTCGAGTAGACCGCAGAAGACAGGTTACCGTCCGCATCGAATGTGGACCGAGACGAGTCGAGTGTGCCGAGCTTGAAGCGCGCACTCTCAACAGCGGTCACAACCGCTGCGCCGACCTGAGTGCCATCGGCCCAGAACTCATCGCCCGGGGTCGTGGCAGTCGCCGCCTTGAGCGGGACGGTCGCGCCGGAGCCGGTGAACACCGGAGCAGGTGCAACACCGCCAAGTGTCCCATCCTTCGCCTGAAGGAAGAAGGGAGAGGCAACCGAAGTGACGGCGGCGTTGACGAGGTACTGGCCCGTGTGGAACTCGATCCACGGAGTTGTCAGGTCTCCGTCCAAGTCATCTTGTCCACGGAAGCCAGAACCCTCGATCCGGTAGGTCGAGGCCGCCACGAGAGCGGAGCTTTCTCCATCCGTCAGAGTCGGTAGTGCGCTCCCGGTGACGAAGATCGAAGACGCGGCGCCAAACACCCGGCTCTGGATGACCACGCCGGAATCCGTGCTCAGGCTTGCGTCGAAGTCCGACAAGTCCGAGTACGCGGTGACGGTGACGCCCGGGACGCCCGCGAGGGCTGCCGCAACAGCCGCAGGGGACATCGTGCCCACAAACGGAACGACTGTAGGCGTCGCATCAGACGGGCTGTTGGCCTTGATGTTTAGAAGAAGCGTGGTGCTCCCAAAGGCAAACTCCGTGCTCCCAGAGTCGAACACGACAACTGCGCGGCGCGCCTCGTTGAGAGAGGCCAGGAAGGCAGAGCCGGTGCTCCCGTGCGAACCACGCGGCAGCGTGGTCAGTGCGCCTGCGTACAGTAGGCGTGCGCCGACCTGCGACTCGTCGATGTTGATCTCATCGATGTTGTCGCGCGGATCGGGGAACTCGGCCTGCGTGATCGCAAGAGAGGTCTGCGTGTACCGCTGTGTGGTGTACTCGGCATCGCCGTTGACCGCGCCAGAGCTGTCAATCGCGTTCACGATCTGGTAGCAGGGGCCGACAACCACCGGGTTGAGGGTAGGAGTTGCGACCGCAGCAGGAGTCTCACGGAGCTCCTGAACCACGATGACGCCGGGGCGGTTTTCACTTGCCATTGGAGGTCACTCCTATTCGTCCTGGAAGTCTTCAAGACCGGAGATTTGGAAATCTTCGATCCCTTCGTGGATGGTCTCAGTCACCGGCTGATGGTAGGTCGGAATCCCGTTACTTCTGTCGACGATTCTACCACCACCAAGGCGCCGCACGCGGACATCATCGGTGTTCATCGCCAATCGTATAGAAGTAATGGTCTCGTCCGGTGTGAATTCGTACTCTGATGCGCGTCTCGATCCTGTGATTAGGTCGAGAGACCTGAACTGGGCAGACTGTTTTGGACTGGTTTCCCAGGTCCATTGAAGTTGGAAGGGGATGTTAACCTGGCACATGATCAGCTGCCCGGGGTCGCCGACAACAAGCTGACCTGGAGGACTGGGAGAGTTTACCGTAGGAGAGGGCCGTGCGATAGAGTAAAACCCACCTGGACTCTCCAACAGCCGCTGATTGACGCGAGTGTGGTGTGAGACGAGGTGCGCAAGCCGCATGGCGACGATGTCAGAATCTGCGAGCGTGTAGACGACAAGGTACCCAGAAAGAAGATCTGTCCTCTTTCGGGCTCCATTGTTCATGTTGTAGGACAGCAAGTTGTCGATGCCGATACCTGCATACTGGTAGGGTCCCATCACAACGGTGAGAGCGGGTCTCTTGCCCACTACTTCCGTATTTAGGGGAGCCTGTCCTCGAATGAGAATCTCTGAAACCTCATCGTCTGGTTCCCAGTGGAATGTTCCGGCTGGCATCCAGTTAAAGAGGCCCTGAAGATATTGCACATACAGACGCATCGCGTAGACAGCGGGATCATCTCCCCTGCCTACTTCAAGTGCGGCGCGTCGTGTATGCGCGAAGCTCACTAGGAATTCTCGTATTTGTCTTGAAGGTGCTTAGCTAGCGTGAATGACCCAACACCAGCAGCCGTGCCTGCCGCGCTGCCCAGCAGCCCAGAGACTGCCGCCAACACACGATCTCTCTTTGTGGGACTCATTCTAGCCAGGCGAGAGACAACACCCGGAGTCTGCAGGGCCTCGCGAGCAAGTAGTCCACCTCCAATACCTCCAAGCAAGGTACCGGCACCTGTCGCCAGTGCCGGCAGCGCCACGATCTCTGCAATATCCGCAGATCTTTTATTCTTTGGCTCGTCACTCATGATCGTACTCCATACAGAGAGAATGCGTCGAACTCAGAGGCTTTGGATGCTTCCTGGGACTGGGCATTTTGAAAATTACGTCTTGGAGATAATACTACCGTCGATGTGTCCACTTTTAAAGGAATCTTGTCCTCAATAGAGCCTTTCTGGATAAGGACCATCTTAACCTCTGCTCGAACACGAACCCCGGACATGGAGGTGCCTCCCGACTCCACCACCCGAAATCGTCTATTCTGATGATCTATAACCAGATCTAACGGCTTGATTGCCGGACTTGGTCCGCATCGAAGCTGCGCCATCTGCACTCTACGGTGATCCTCGCTTGATACCTGCTCCGCCTCCGGAACGGGATCAATCTGAGCCCAGAAGGCTGTTGGGTAGTGGTATCCCCCGCTAAAGCCAGTGCCCCAACAAGTGGGGCAGCGAGTATCTACCGTCTTTCCGAGTACGGAATCATAGCAGTTTGGGCACCGTTGGCCAAACGATCGTCTGGGAAAGAGCCAGCAGCGAACCCCCACGAACTCTTCAAAGAGCACCCGCTCCAGTCGGATCATCTCCGTCGCTAGAATGTTTGGGCTTCCTTCCCGGTCAAATGTCGCCGAGTAGACGACACGATCTGTAGGAACGTGTCGACACCGGACCCGATAAAAAAGAGTGCGCGCGTTTGTGGTGATTGCATGAACCGCGTTGTCTCGGATCATATACTGATCGATCAGTGGGCCGGCAATCGTGTCCCACGGACCTGCCTCCGCCTCAGAGCGTTCCACATAAAACTCGTACTGCTGTACGTCCTCAGTGGTCGGCTCGATCTCCCAGAACACGTCATTGTAATTTATGGAGAAAGAAACAACGCGTTCGTTACGGAGCAGCAGCACGTTTAGCTCCTCAAGGAGGATCGCATGAGGCCCGCAGTCCCCAGCCCGACACCAGTTCCAAAGAGGGCCGCAAATGCTTTCGGGTTCTCCTTCTCAAGCTCTGCGATCTTCCGGTTGATTTCCAGAAACTTTTTCTTATATTCTGGCGTAATATCTCCCACACTGTCCGCCTGGTTGTACTGTGCCTCTGTAACCAAGTTCTTACGCTCTCGTTTTGTCAGTCCAGACTCGTTGGGAGCAGTCCCCTTGTAGGTGAGGACTCCAGCAGGCACGCCCGTCAGCAACGCAGCAGCTCCGGTAATCGTACGGTTGTCTCTGATGAAGTCCTTCAATTTATGGAGACGGCGCGCGCTGGCCGTCTTCTCAGCACCACGAAGCTCTGCCCAGTACTCGACAGCAGCAAGCTGGCGCTCCATAGGAGATGCCGACTTCCACAGAGCGTCCGGAATATCCGAATGGGGATTGGTAAATAGATCTTCCACGGAAGCCTCAGAAGTTCGAGAAGTAGACGCCATTGATGACGAAGTACTCAGACTCTACACCACCGCCTTCGAAGGCGTACTCTACGTTCAGCGAAGACTTCACCCGCATCTTCTTTTGTTCGTAGGAATTGCGGAGCATCTGAATCCAGCCCATCAAGAACTGAGACTTGTCAGACACCGAGACGGAGATTCCTCCGTCCGAGTAGTTCATCTGGTTCCGCAGCTGAAGGAGTCCGACTGATTCCAGAATGCGAATGACTGCCGCCTCCCTCAGCATGCTGAGGGAGGGGAAGTTCTTGAGCCCTACATTCCCAATGAACGGTGGAGTCGAGTTGTAGTCGTCGATGGCGTCCACAACTGCCCACGCGATCATGCGATCGCTGGTCTCCTCGCCAGAGATCAGACGATTGAGTTCGGGGAAGTCGCGCAGGTAGAGGCGAATCATCGCCACGACCTCGTTCATCCTCTTGCTCGCCGAGGGAATGACTGTAGTGCTCTCAAAGGACATCAGTCTCTCTCCTCAAAGTCCGTTCCGCGCTTGGCCCACCGGCGAAGCCAGAAGAAGGACTCCGGGTTTACCTGCACGCCGTCCTTGAAGATCGCACGAGACAGCAGGATGGCCAGCATCTGCGGTCCAGGCGACTTGTTGAACACAAGAGGAGGGGAGATCTGCTGACACAGCCCGAGAAGATCCTCCTTCTCCAGTGTGCGCAGATACGCCAGCGCCTCATCCTGCGTCATCGGCGTCGTGGTCACCTGTAGATTGCGAAGCGCACTCTTGCTCGTCGAAGTGAACTTCGGAGGAAGCGTGCGTCCGATCCACAGGTGCGACCCGTGCAGCTTACGGACCTTTTCGCTGATGTCCCCTTCGGGGATCTCAGAAAACTTGCCGGGGCGGATGAGAGTGTTGCCCACGCAGATTGCGGTCGGGAGGGACGCGGTGTTCGGCCGGTCACTGATGTTGTGGACGATCATGCGATCCTCTCAAGGATGGCGTCGACAAGCTGGGACTTGGAGAGACCTGTACCATTGCCACCGCCGACCTCAGCCAACTTGGCGCGCAGCTTGGCATTGGTCAGCTCGAGCAAAGACTCGCGGAGTCCAGGTGCGCCCTCGTCCTCCGCCCACGTAAGGCTCTCGGGAGCGGCCTCGGGATCCTCTACGGTAGGCTCCTCTACGGGAGGTGCCTCCACAGTAGGAGATACCGCAATCGGTTCCGGCGGTGCGGGAGGAGTTTCTACGACAGGAGGCGGCGCAGCCACCTCGGGTGCCGCTACTTCGGCAGACAACAGCCCGCGAAGATGAGACTCGGACAACTCCGCAAACGGGGATGCCGAAAACACGCGGACTACGCCGCAAGAGATCAGCTCAATGATGTAGCGCACATCAGCAGGCTGGAGCACCGAAGTGTCCACGTTCCGACTGCGGCGCGGTGGAAGATGGGCACCCGCAATCACCGGAGACGGCGTCACGGAGCCGGGATTGCGACGTCGAATCTCATGCGTGCTCGGATCACGTACGACGTTCTGGATGACGATCTTCATGTGTTGTCCTCTAAGTAAAAAGCCCCGGCCCGACAGGCGGACCGGGGCCAATGAGACCGTCCCCGGTCTCAACGTCAGAAGACGTTGATGTTCGGGAAGGTCAGGCCCTCAGCGACCTTGTTGTTGAGCGCGCCGATGGCGCTCTCCTCAACAGGGATGACCGACGTGGCGCTGGCGTCTGTCGCATCGCCCGGGTAGAGCTCGAGCTTGACGACGGCGGCGATGTTGCCAAAGCCCATGCCGACGTCCATCCAGGCCTGCCAGAAGATGCGGTTCGCGACCTTGTCGATGTAGAACTTCACGTCGTTCAGCGTGTAGTTCCGGCCGAAGAACTCCGGGGCCGTGAAGACGTAGACGTTCCCCTCGCGGAGGATGTCGTTCTTGATGGTCCGGATGATCCGAAGGCCCAACACCTTGTTGTAGGTGTAGCCATCGAGCGCCGTCTCGCTCTGGAGACGATCGCCGTAGTCCTCGTGGGTCCACTGGTCGAAATCGTCCGCATCGCTCTCGGTCATGAGCATCAGAGCGGGCCGCAGGCGGCCAGCGCGGATGGTCTCACTGCCGACGACGATCTGGCGCTTCAGGAGCTTCTTGATGTTCACGATGTCAGCGCGCTGAATCGCGTACACGTCGAAGTCCGTGGCCGAGCCGCCCGACTGGGTCGCGAGAACGCCCTTGATCTTCGAGACGGTGAGCTGGCCACCGGCGACAGAGAAGGCAGCAGAGCCAGAGTTGCCCTCGGCCTGCATGGCGTTGACGCAGGACTCGACGTGGTTCAGGAACTCGCGATCCTTCACCTCGACCATGTCCTTGAGGCTGTTCTCCTCGATGATGCGCGTGATGGGCATCTCGTAGGCCATCAGCTCCTGCTCAACGATCTCGAACTTGAGGGACGAGATGGTGAAGAAGGAGATGGCGTACCGCTTGCCATTCACGTACTCAGCCGTCGGCTGACCGCGGAAGTTCACGGCCATCGCCCGGGAGCCCGGCTCAATGTCCACGATCTTCACGAGCGTGTCATGCTCGGTGGAACGCTGAAGGTCGCCACGCACAACACGCTCGTTCGGAACGATCATGTCGGCGAAGCTGGACTCGCGGAGGCGGTCCTTGATGTAGTTGAGAGAGGCGGCTGCGGTCTTCGTTGGACCCTCGGTCTCGAGGCGCTCAATGAAGCCCGAGTTCACCATATCTGCGGAGTAGTCCATGGTGTTCTCCTACGGGACGTTGGGTCGATTAGAGGTAGCCGGGCTGGAACAGCACGGTTGCGTCGTTGGTGCCGTGAACCTGCATGATGACGCCAGCGTACCAATCTCCTGAAGCGGGAGTTACGCCGTCACCCACCGCACTCTCAGAGACGAGGGCAGCAACCTGACGGCCGCTGGAGTCATTGCAGAGCTGGACGAAGCATCGCTCGCCAGCGTGGCCGGAAGCACAGACAATCATCTTAGTCCGGAATTCGAAACCGACTGGACCAGTGATGCAGTGTGCCTTCCGGGTAAGCTGCGCGTCGTAGCGCCCGCGCTCCTGGAAGTACAGGAAGCAGGGAGTCGTCGCTAGGTCGTTGCCGCTACCCGCGGTAGACACCGCGACGGAGAGAGCTGCGGGGGAAGCAGCGTCGTAAGCGACGTTAGCAGCTGCGCGCTTCAGTTTGCCGGTACCGTCGAAAGTCAGCCACTCGCCCTCTTGCAGCGGGTGCGTGGAATCAGGATTGAAGGGATTCGCAGAAGCGCCCCCATCAACGTTCGCGACAACGGTGTACCCGAGGTCGCGCGTGTAGAGGGTAGAGTACCCAGGATTCAGAATGGTGACGAACTGTCCAGCCATGGTTGGCTCCTATTACTCGCCAGTGAGGCAGAAGGAAGTGAGGGGGTCAAGAGCCGACCTGCCAGGACGGTCCGATAGATCAGCGATGCGAACATTGCCCGCGCTCGCCATCTTCACAGCCTCCCTGACGTTCTCAAGCTGCGCATGACCCCGGAGATGCGCAATCTTCTCATCGAACGTCATGTGGGCGTTGAGGCCCTTGTCTTCCATCTCACGCGCGAGCTCAGCAACCTGAGAGTCGCGTGCAATAGAAGCAAGCTTTGTGCGGAGCTGGATGTTCTCCTGCTCCAGGCTCGCGACCTTTTCGGTCAGCGAGCGAATGGCAGCAGCACCTTTTGCGGAGACTACAGCCAGTTCTGCATGTCCGATCTTGAGCATTGCAGTCCTCGCGGTTAAAACTTTCTGAGTAGTTGGTCCAGTCGAGCCTGCCTCGCCTGGGATTCTGTCATCTGCATTGGCGAAGATGCAACCTTCGCGTGGGGAGATTGTAGCGGAGAAGTAATCGCTTCGCAAACGCCAATTAGAGCTTGTTTCACATGGGAGCCTAAATCTCCGGAGTCGATGTGATCGAACAGAACTGAGTACTCCGCGAGAGATGCTGACTTGTTTAGAGAGTGTGTAGTCCTGTTCATTTCATCGCTCACGTTCTCTGCCTGAATAGGTAGCACTTCAGATCCGAGACGATAGTTAGGGTCAGGGCGCCTAAAGATTAAGTCTTTAAGAGACCTGTACCGCGCTCTTCCTGGATTTAGAGAGTCCAGCGTTCTCGACAGCGCCTTACCCGCGCGAAGTCCGTAGTGGCCTTCCGGAGAAGATGGTGCAGTCGACCCTACAAACCCGTGCTCACCTTCAACTTGCGCTTTGTAGGCGTCAGCACGATCGCCCTTTCCCATCGAGAAAAGAACGCCATCTCCGATATCGTGATAAAGGCGATCCTTATCCTCGTAGAAGACTGGGGCGGCGGCATGTTTTTTACGAGACGGGCTCATCTTACGCTATCTCCGAGAAGGCCTGCTGTGAGGCGACACACTACTCTCCTCCCTGGACGCCCTCTGCCTGCATCTGCCTAAGACGATCTGCCGCCGAACGCTTTCTATAGAGGTGGGCTCCCACTCCCGCCGCTGTAGCGAGCCCGGCGGCGCCTGCGGCCAGCCCAAGGTTTCTGCGGGTAAGGAATCTCCCCATTCCCTGGTTCGGAGCAGCGTCCATTGATCGCCCGAGTGTTTCCGCAGCCTCCACCGGCGCAGAGCTCATATCCACAGCAGCTGCTGGCACCGACGCCGGCGCAGAGCTCATATCCACAGCAGCTGCTGGCACCTCCGGCCATCCAGGCCTGCCAACCCTGCCTGGAATGTACCTTTCCGATGGATGAGGAGGTATCTCAGCAGGAAACCCCTCCATTTGGGCGAACAGGTCGGGATCATTTTTAGCTATCTCATCCATTGCCTCGTCGAAGGCCAGTCTACCACTATCGGGGCTGCTCATGAGCCAATCTACAATTTTCTCTCTCTTGTCCGCTGGCAGCCGATTTATGTTGTCCGGAGTCATCCTCTTCTTCACTCTAGCTGCCGCATCTTTCAGGTGCCCCATCCGAGCCGCGAGAGGGAAGATCTGCGCTGCGCTCGCATCGCCGAGGGTATCTCCCACATGTGCGAACGCCTCTGCAAGCCGAGCTCTCGTAGACTTCTTCAAGTTACGCTTGTTTGCAAGGACAGGCCCTTCGTTTGAATGCAAAGTAGCCCGGTAGGTTGAGTTTTCGTTAGCGGACGTAACTCCGGACAGGGTTTCCGCGTCGGATTCCGCAGGGCCGCCAACACCAGCGGTCTTATTGTTCATCAGGATGTCGTAGAGAGACTGGCCACCCGCTTGCTTAAACGATTCCCGTAGCGGCTTCTCGCCGTCACGAGTGTTTGCCGTCACGGAGCCGCTGACAGGGCTATTACCCGTGACCAGGCCCTTCGGTGCAATCCGAGTCTTCCCTTCTGTCGGCGCTACGCCTTGGACTCCGCTGGTAGAGGTGGCGCCCTGTGCGGGACTTGCCATGGCGCTCTTGTAGAAGTCCCTAATCATTTCCTGACGAAATCCGTCTGCCCGGTTTCCACCCGTTGCACTCAGAGAAACGAACTCGAGCGCACTTGCGACCTCCTGTGCCTCCTTGACCAAGGAGGAGCCGGGGCGGGATGCAGTCTTCTCGGCTTCAATCGCCGTGTGGGAACGCGCACGAGCAGCTTCTAGGGCTTGGTCAATCATGCTTCTGTAGTTGCTCATGAGGAACCTCTACTCGGAGGAAGTTGGAGTCGGGAGAGAAGTGAAGCCGGTTGTGCCGACAGGAGTATTGGATGCGAGGTTGGTAGCTGTTCTACCAGTGCCGGTCATCGTCGGCTTACCCGGTCCGGCGAGTTGAAATTTGCCGAAGTTTTTACCGGAGGCCGGTTTGGGATTCGGGGGCCCATTTGGCAAGATTCTATTAGAATTTCCGGGGGTGCGGAGTCCGTCAGTGATTCTGTTCGCCGCTATCTTGGTCAGTTCTGCAAACATGTGCCGAACAACTAAAGAGTTAAGCATGGCGCCGTCCTAGAATGTGTCGAAGAACGGCGCCATGCTGATCACTCAGATGTTGTAGCCGGCCATGCGGAGAAGCTGGACTGCGCGGGCGTCGACAAACGCCGACGACTGCTTCTCAGCCTCAGAAGGAGCCTCTTCCGCAGGCGCCTGCATGGCCTGCAAACGAGCCTTGCGGCGATCGTACAGCTTCTTGCCGCCGTAGACGCCCGCAGCCGTCAAGCCGGTGGCGCCTAAGCCGAGACCGATCTTCTTGCCGAGGCCCATCGACGAGGGGGCAGCCTTGGCGGCATCCGCCACTGCATCCGCCGCATCGGCTGCGGCGGATGCCTCTTCGGCAACCTTCATGCCGACGTCAAAGCCGTAGACACTCGCGATCTTGACCAGTGCCGCAAGGTTTAGTGCAGACGACTGCTTCTCAGCTTCAGAGGATGTTTCCTCAGCATCAGCCTGCATAGCAGCTTTGCGCGCCTTGCGGCGATCGTACAGCTTCTTGCCGCCGTAGACGCCCGCGGCCGTCAAGCCGGTGGCGCCTAAGCCGAGACCGATCTTCTTGCCGAGGCCCATAGGAGGCTTTTCTGCGATCTTCTGGATCTCATCGGCATATGCACGAGCCATGTGACGACCAAGAATCTCTGCTTCAGCGAGCTTCTCGTGTGCATCCTGGACCATGGCCTCCTTGTCCTGACCCTCAGCCTCTGCAAGCTGTTCCGGGAGAACATTCTCGACGTAGTGATTGAAGAGCTGAGCCAGCTCTGCATCACTCATGTCGTCTAGATCGATGCCTTCGGCAGAAGCGGTCTTTTCGAAGAGGTCGATAACTTCGTTGTTCATGGCAGATGCCTCTTTGGTGGACGGGGCGGAACGGGAAACGAACTGGTTGAATAGAGATGTGACCTGTGTTTCGCTCAGATCATCGAGGTTTACACCCTCGGCGGCGGCGGCTTTCTCAAAAAGGCGAACAGAAGCTGCTTTTTCGAGATCTTCTGCCGTGATGCCCCGGGTTTGTAGTTCTGCGAGTAGAGACACGGGATCCTCGCTAGGTGTGAATAGAGGGGGCGTCTTCGGGAGTGGATCCCTCAGCCTCGTGAGCCAATCCTAATCTAAGACCGGGCCAGTAGGCAACATGCAGCATGATGTTTGATAGCGCAATCGCATCATCTGCAATTTTTACATCGTCTTCGATCCGGGGCGCGAAGGCTCCTGGGACCGATACGGCACTCAAGTCAGGCTTATTATCGATCAAGCCCAGTCTGTACGCGTTGTAGAGATCCGCGATCTCCTCTAATCCGTCTACTTCTTCCGGTTCCTCTATCGGAGGCGGGGACACTCGGATCACCATGCGAGCGCGCATGGCTGATGGTGCAAAAGACCGGCCTTGAAGAAGCGGGCTGAGTAGATTGATCATCGCGCTCATCGCATCCTCCGGAACAAAGGAGGCTGCATTGAAGGGAGATGATGACATACGAATAGGACGCTGTGCGAAGACCTGATTGTTTTTGTATAGATCGTCCGCTAAATCTGGGTCCTTGCGAACGATCATCACCCGCATGAACTCGCGCGGGCGGAGAACGACCCCAAGCCTTGCTGCCGCGCGAAGATTGGGTCCAGGGTTCTCTGCAATCGCATCGAGCACATCGCGAGGAAGCTCAGGTAGGCACATCTCCTCTTTGCGCACCAAACTCATCTGAGATGCAGAGGGAGCAGGGATGCGCTTTAGCATCTCTGCAACTTTGGAAAACGAAGCAACCTTCACACCGAACAAATCGTCAACACGATTATTGAAAAGAATCTTCAGATGTGTGATCTGCGAAGGGAGGACTCCGTATCTCCTTTGGAAAACTCTATTAGAAACCTCTTTCCACAAGTTAAACTCTGCTGAAGTCAGCGTTCCCTGTACCAGGCGCTCCTCTGCCAGCCTCTCCTGCATGTAATAGCGGAGAGCCTCTCTCTCCAACGAGGATGACGTTGGAATGGTGGACAGCGCGTGCGACAGTCTTTCTTCAAGGACGTGGTCCGGGATCTGAGGAGCTTCCGGCGCAGGAGCACTCGCTGTCTTCACGACAATAGGCTGAAAGGGGTAAATCGTCTGCGAGTACGCGTTTTGCCCACGCACCAGCGGGGTTACGTTGGACATCAACTTTGCGGAACGCTCGGCTCCGACAAACACGAAAGAGTCATCAAAGAATCTTGGATAGTCATTGTAGACGCCGCAGACCCGGCCATCGGGCAGCATCGCCTTCATGCCATACGGAGGAGGGGCACCCCGCTGGACGTGCTTGCAGTATTCCATCGGCGTACGCGCAATGTGCCCGCAAATCGAGCATCGATCGTAGGGGACCTTGCTGCCCATACTCGAGTCTGGAAACTCTCCGGCCTCGATTCGAGAGTAAAGATCCATGGCGCCCTGCTGAGCACACATCTCTCGAATCAACTCGGACACTAGGATGACGCGCTTCATGCGGTCGTCCCAGAATGCACCTAAGATGAAGCCGTATGCTCTATTGGGATCTTTGTTGATATGATGCCGGAAGCGGTGCGCGTTATAGAACGTCGGGTAGCCCCAGGTGAGAGATCCCCACTGTGGGAGGGCTTCTGTTTGGTTTGCAGCGCGCCTTCGGGCGTCGATGTCCCACACGGGAATCTGCTCAAAACCCGGAGGTGTCCGGCGCAGCCCCGCCTCGGTGAACCAGTCTCCGCGTAGGTTGAACCCTACGCACTCGCCTGCCCCTAACGCCGAGTTGACCAGATAGAGACGACCAGGCTGGGCCTGGATCGACTCAATCAGCTCAATCACTTCGGGAAGGTGCTCTCCAGAGGCAGTCTTCGCAAGTCCATCTGTCTCGGATAGTCCATACGACGAGCCGGGCTCTACTCTGTGGATCAGAGGAGAGCCGGACTCAGACTTTCCAGAAAACAGCGAGTACTTTTCCATTACGGGGCGAGCATTGCAGAGAGTGGCATGGCAGTGCTCTTGGCGCCGGCCTGTCTTGCGGCATCGACAGCGGGATTTCCTCTCGATTGGATGCTCTGAAGAAGAGCAGGGTCGAACCGCGGCGGGCTTGTCGGGTCGTCTGGATCCATACGGTTTGTCATAACCATATCTAGAATCGTACCGGCAATAAGCGGATCTTTAGAATATTCTGGGTTAACACTTCTCAGAGTCTTAAACGCCATGCGGAGATTCGGATCCTCAGGCGATCCCAGCTGCGGATTAACTGCGACAACCCTGCGTAGGTCTCGGTTAAACATTAGTGCAGATTCCGCACTCTGTAAAGCTTCCGGTATCTGAGCACCAGCGTACGAGAGCGTCGGAGCTGCTACAAGTAGCCCGCCAAGACTGGCCAGAGACTGTGGACTAATATTGAGGGCGGTCTTGCTCATGTCAGACGCCATCTTCTCCAGTCCCAGAAGTTCCGAATGACTCAGCTCTCCGCGCGCATAGGCAGCGTACGCTTCTGTAGGAACTCGAACTGTCATTCTCCACCCCCGTCGTCAATTAGGGTTGACTTTTTGGACTTCTGCCGGACCTTATAAACACCATATGCCGCAGCTACTGGTAAACCTGCCCCGACAACGTATTTTAAGGCAGTAGAGGGAGACTTTGCAACCATCTTCCCTATCATCATTGCACCGCGAACAGCAGCAGCTGGAGCCTTACTCACAATCTTGCCTAGCCCAGCCGTCTTTTCACCAAACAGAGACTCTGTCAGTGCCTTGTTTGCATACTCAAGATCGGCCTGAATATCGCGCAACGCGATCTCAAGGTGAATGTGCCGCTCCTCCACCGCCGCCACCTTTGAGAATGAGGCAGGAAGTGGGTGCGCCGGATTAATCTCTCCGAAGGACGCGGTCTTCGTCAGCCGAAGCCCAGCAGTCGTCCGCTCCTTTCCAAGCAGGTACGCCGAGAGATCTGATGCGACCTTGGTCGCGGTCTCCTGGGATGTGGAGCTCCAGTCTGTGCCCTCGAAGCAGGCATGAAGAACGTCCTCTACGGACACGCCGTCCTTCACTGCGGCGTAGGCCTCTTTGGATAGCTCGCGCCTCGCGGACATGATCTCCGTATCGAGCGATCTGAGTTCCGCAGTCACCGCGGCTGATGCCTCTTTCAAAGAGTCATGGATCTTCTTGAGATCATGAAGGCCCTGTGCCTGCGCAAACGGAGCACTGTAGTCGGTGTCCGACGCAGACTTCATCAGCTCGTCAAAGGCATTAGCTGCTTTGAACTTCGGGAGTCTCGGCGCGGATGCAGATGCAGTTTTTTCTGTCATAACACCACCGGACAAAGAAGTTGCGCGCTTAGGCGCCGATGCGACCTTCTCCGCGCGAAGAACCTCGGCTGCGACTTCTGCATCCGGAGGGTCGAAGACGATGTACCGATCGGCGCTGGAAGCCTGCTTGTGCATCCGCTCGTAAGTGTCGTGGTACGTCATCTCGCAGATACGCCGAACATGCTCAGCTGTCAAGTTTGCGCCACAGGCACTTGCCTGCTTGATTACGGCCTCTGTCAGCGGAGTACCTCTGGACAGGAAGTCCGAGGTCGCCGCATGAGCGAGACCTTGGAGATACTCTTTGGTGATCGGACTGCCGTACATCAGAAACCTGGAGTGGGAATGAAGTACTCGATGAGTATAGCCGACGCGGGACGCGTCCTCGGCAAGACAGAGAGAACTATCCGAAACTACATCAAGACGGGACAACTTACAAGTACTGGTAGCGGAAGATCTCGACTACTGGATCCAGAAGAAGTCCACGAGCTTCTTGCCGCCCCAAAAGGAGAGAGGATTACTGTAGCCGAGATCCGCACCCTTCGCGCAACAGTGCGGCGTCTTGAGTCCGAGGTTGCAGTCATCCAGCACATGCTGGACCTGCGGAACGAAAGTCTTGGAATGACGAGTCAGTACGCGAAGGAGCTTCACGCTGCCATGATCGAGCAGTATGGGCGCCCTGCTGGCAGTTACTCCACGACCGAGATGCGGGCATGGGCCGACATCTTTACACGGATGGATGAGGCCGATCTTCTGACATTCAGCGGTGCGGGGGCTGCATGGAAGATTCTACTTCGCCTGTGCGGACGGATGCTCTCTGAGGTGACCGCGCATCCAGACTACTCCACGTCTCTTGAGCTTCAGCAGATTCATCGTCTACTGGCAGATGGGCGGCGGAGGTTGAAGATCTCTATCTTCATCTACTTGGAAAGCTTGAGTGACTCGGCCACGGCATTAGAGCGTACCCTAAAAGAGGACGTGTTTGAGCGTCTAAAAAATGACCTAAAACAGTCATAACTCTACTGCAAGGAACGCTTAGATGACAAAAGGACCCCCTATAAAAATTCAGGAACCGTTCTTCCTTGCCGTTCCAGATGATTCCACAATTGAAGAGCAGAAAACTCACAGCACTGTCGAGGTATACAGAATGTCTTCTGACATGAAGAACTACACTCAGTACTCGTTCATGATTGAGGAAAGCCTACAGCTTGGGCGCACCGGGAAGCGACTGCTGCACGGCGCGGGAGCTGCCGGGGCGACGATCGGAATCGCCAAGTTTGGGGAGGTTTCTCAGATCCTTGAGAATCCGATCAAGTCGGCGCTGATCGCGGGTGCAACTGGCGTCGTGCTGACCGTCGTCGCAGATCACCTCATCCTGGACGCGACAGAGATGCGGAAGTTCTACGCAAAGAAGATCTCGGGCATGGACCAGCAGCTGGTGAGCGAAATCGCCGTCATGCTGAGTCAGCGCAAGGCGATGTGATGCGATTTACTGACGCCCCGGCATCTGCCGGGGCGTCAGTCCTTATCCAGTTCTCGATCAATTTTAGCACTTGGAACGAGAATATCGGGACGGGGGTTGTCGATCATCGAAGCCATGAAGCACAGCAACAGCGCATGAAAACTATCATCGGTAGTATTTGGCGACTTCTTATACTCAGTCATGCGCGTTCTCTCGTTGTATTCCGAGAAGATGGCCAGCATGTCCGCTCCGTAAGGACTGCCGAACTCGGACCACTTGGGGAACCGGAATACTGACCGTCGCTTGATGGCGTTGAAGATCGCGCTCATTACCTCCGAGCGATGGATGAGAAAGCGGCCCTTTGCAGAGTCGTAGTTCACGATCGTCTTGGGGGTTGAGTACTGATACCGCACCACGCGCTGTGATCCGTAGAGACGAAGAAGCTCGTCGTTCGGCCAGTAGCCTCCTCCATAGTCCACCCCGACTCGCGACACTTCGAAGGCGGCAAGCAGCTTCTTGATCTTGGAGATTTGCTCTTTCGGCTCCGCCTCCGCGCCAGTGAAGCGGTGAGCAAAGACGATACGAAAGAAGCCGTCGATGTAGGCCCCGATCATGATGATCGTGTATGAGTTGTTCGAGTCCTGTCCCCAGTCAATCCCGGCGTAGACCTGCTTTCCTCTCAGCTTGGTCATGAATTCTTTTAGCTTGTCCGGTTTAAAAGAGAACTCTCCATCGCAACAAGCCTGAACATCTCCCTGCATCAGGGGTCGTTGGCCTGAGTCGAAGCTGGCCCCAAGCACCTCGTTGTAGAACTTGGCGCGCGGGTACTGGTTGTACTTGGTGAGAATGTTGCTCCACTCCAACCACGGGACCATCAACTGTGGGATGCGGAAGCCCTCGAAGATGTCGAACTTCGGGTTGGGATTTCCTGTCTTGACCCACTGGGCAAGTGGGTGGTCCGGACGGATGACCTCCCCGCATCGATCGCACGACAATCCTTTGATGCCAATGTTCCGTTCCCCAAGAATGTTCCAGTGCCAGGAGCCGGGATTGTTTGGAAGGCCGTGTCGGTCACAAGGAACCGCCCATTCGTTCTGAGTGGAGTACGCGTCCCAGTAGACCTGGATCGAGTTGTCCAAGCTCTTGGGGGTTCCGCTGTAAATGAACCACTTGAATGGACTGTGGGACGCTGCCTCCTCGATGACTGGGATGTTGTCCAACAGGAGGTCCTGAAACTCGTCCATGCAAATGAGATCGGCGGACAGACCGCGACAGCGGTCTGCGTTCAGAAACGCATACCTGAGCTTGATCTCGCTGCGATTGATCGCCTTCTTCTCAAAGACGTTGTCAGTGAGATGCATCGGGAACCAGGTCTTCAGATCAGGACAGGTCTCCAGCGGCTCCTTGAGCCTCGTCTTGGAAAACTCCTTCGTCTGCTGGCTCGAAGGGGAGACGTAGAGAATGCGAAAGTGCGGAATGAGACACGCATAAGACAGCGTCTTGTTCCCGAGGGTCGTGCTCTTTTCCACCTGACGCCCGCACATCAAAAGGACGCGTGGAGCCTGGATGTCGTAGATTTCCCGTAAGTATCTACGCTCGGCGAAAGAGAAGTTCTCCAATTGCCGCGTGTGCGGGTTGGGCATCATCATCGTCGTCTCGATGAACTGAGACGGCCGGACAGGGATCTGCGCGTCACGGATGTCCTGCTCACTCAGGCGGACCTGGTCCACAGTCGGCGGCGTGTAGTCCCAGGGACCGGACAGTGAGTTCAGAAAACTCATGATTTCTCCGTCATAAGAATTTTGCTCACGATGAGCATAAGGGGGTTTCGACATCATGGCTATCGTCTCTGGTTATGAAGTTCGGCAGATTCGTGGAGAGGCCAGCTTCGCGCTGGTTCTCCACCTCCTCGATCTGAAGGCGCTGACGAGCGCGACCAGCATCCGCATGGTTTCCGAGGATGTCTCGGAGATCTTGCGTTTCCTCAAGAGCCGCGAGGATCGGTTCGGGGAAGAGATCAACGTCAAGTCCGCCCGGCCCCTGAAGCTGACGCTTCGGGGGAAAGAGCGGGTCGGAAAGGTGGCGGGTCACTCCGTCACCATCGATGAGTGGTTCGGGCTTCGGGCTTGGACGTGGCTCGACATGGAGGGGGAAGGCGGGCAGATCAACGTCCCCGTCCTCGTGGCGGAAGTCGGACTCCACGAGCTCAAGCCCGAGGAGGGAGAGTCCCTCCAGAAGATGTTCCGCGAGTACGTCGCGGGCACCCTCGCGGAACTCCGGACCACCCACCCGCTGCGCTCCGTCTGGCAGGTTACGCTGGACGGGCATGGACGATACATCTTCGACAGCGCACCCGCCGCTCAGTCTGCGGTGGGTGCCAATGGCGGTAAGGAGCTTCGAGCGTAGTCTGCTCGGAGACCTCTACGCCTGGGATCTGGTGCCGCAGGTGGACCCCCTCAAGTGGGTGTTCCACCTGCGGCTGTGTCGCCACATTACAAAAGAGGAGGTTCCTTTTTTTAGGTCCCTCCTCAAAGAGTGGTGTGAGGCAAACGACGCCATATACAAGAAGTCCCACTGGGATAAGTGGGACTTCAAGGCGGTGATCTTGATTAAGGGCTTAGGACCGATTCGCGAGAACGATCCGTTTCAAGCCTCTTGAAGACAGCGATCCACCAGATCGAGAAAATTCTCGGTGTAGTGACTGTAGTTGAAGAACGGCGACTCGCAGACTTTTTTAGCCCGCACTGCTAAGGACTCGAACTCTGGAACATAGGATGCGCTGAAGTCATCCGTCTTCCCAAAGTGCGCTTCGATGATTTCGGCCAGAAGGGCCTGGAAGTCCTTGTGCCGAACATTGAAGAACTGGTAGATCAAGTCGTCGTTCTTGACGACGATCACTGCTTTGAACTTCTTCCCTCGGTACTCCGCACGGGGAGGGAGGGAGACCTTGACTTCATGCCCCGGCTTTGAACGCTCGGGGTCTTCCATGAATGTGGGGATCATTACCCAATGTCCGCGTAGAGTTTGAAGGTTCCGCCGGTGGCATTGTGCAGCACCAAGTTCGCCCAATTGGCAGCCACTGGGAACTCCATGGTGAACTTCTCACCGAGAGTGAGGAGCTGGTGTTTGATCACGTACTCCGCTACGTCAGCTTCGTACTTAGAGGACGTGTAGTTCGGCGACACCAGCTGTCTGAACCAGTGACTAGCGGTCGTCAGATTGGGTGCGCCGAGATTTGAAAGCCGAAGGTTGAGGTGCAGATCCTGGGTCGGTGCTGCAACCACCTCAATGCCAAGAATGATTCTCTCAGCATTTGCGACATTGATGGCCGACGAGACATGACCAGCCGCTAGCGCAGCGGCGTAGTTTGCGGAGTTCCCCGACCCATTGTAGATCGGAGTGGTTCCGCGATCGCGCGTCGCATCATTGAAGAAGATCGAGATCCAACCGCTGCTGTTTCCATAGTAATCAGGACCGGCCCATCCTGGAATACTGTTGGCTTCCATGAATTCAATGAGTTGGTTCTCGTCACGAACTGTCTTAGAGCGAAGAACAGGCATTATCGCTTCTCCGAGTGAAGGATCTCGTCGCGAGATCGATTCGAGATGGAACCCGTGGGCGACAAGTCTAACAGGCTCGGGATCTTCTTGTTGCCATGAAGGACCTTGAACTTCTCAAACTTCTTGAGCGTCTCTTGCAGGGCCGTGTCTCCGGCCTGCACACGCTCGTCGATCCGCGCAAGTCCGCGCGCAAGGTTACCAAGCATCTCCACCTTCTTGTCTGAGAGCGGAAGTGTCCGCGTCTCCAAAAAGGTGTGGTACAGCTCGGATCGAACCTCCATCATGATCTTCTTGCCGTCCAGCTCTTTGCGGATCCCGGCCCGATATGCCGCAGCTTCGGGGCCTGCGCGCACAGCCAGATGATACGACTGGAGTAGTGGACTGACCCTCCCGCTCGTGTCTCCGTTGAGGTACTTGGCCCAGCCGCCAACTCCCATCAGATCCGAGTTCCAGAAGTAATGACGGAACGCAGCCACCGCCAACTCTGATACCGGATGGCCGAGCTCGGCAAGATTGCGGGATGCCTCGCTGTACGGCACCCCGCTCATCAGCAGTGTCTCGAGCTTTTCTCTCACAATCGGAGCAGAGAGAATCTTGTCTCTCATCTCTTCTGTGTTTTTGTCCGGATGTACCAGCGAATAGAGGCCGTTCTTCCGGAGCCAGGACGTTGTGGCGCGATGCTTAGAATCCCAAGGACGGAAGTCCTTGGGAACCTTGGCAAGAATCTCTTGGCACTTCTTGAAGTCCTCATCAGAGACCTCTGAGAGCCCGTGAATCTCCAAATTCAGGTTTACGTCGTCATGGGACAGTGCTGCCCCGATCACGAGTAGATACTTGATGAAGAATTCCGCGGGATGTGCCAAGAGCCCCTCAGTAGCGGTAGGGACTCCCGGATCTATTTCCGTACGTACCGCCGCTCAGCCGACCTTCAAGTCTATCTAGCCTGTCCATCGTCTCGTAATGCATCCTATGGCGCTCGGCCTCCTCCATGTCTCGCCTTTCCTGAAGCTGCCGCTTTCCAAGATCAACTGCGGCCTGCCCGAAGTTCCCAGACTCTTGCAGTCCCTTCATTCTCTCAATTTCTTCTGAATCAGAGATGGCCATCGAACCTCCGACGAGGGCTCCGAATCCACCTCCGACTGCCGCACCTAGCGCGGCACTCCGCGCGTTAGCTCCTGCAAGAAGACCAAGTGCCCCACCAAATGCACCTCCGGTCAATCCTCCGACCCCCACTGCTTTGCCGAAATGAGTTTTGGGCTCCGCAGCTTTGGCGTTGGCGTACTCCTCCATACGAGCCATACGAGTCTCGTACGGCTCCAACGCCTCCGAGACGTCAGGCTGGCTAAGACCAAAGACACGAGCTTCCTTGGTCCACAGAGGGTGATCCGCAAGAATAACTTGATAGGCTGCAAGTTTGTCCACGACTACTCCTACTCGTCGGCATACTCGCCAGGATAGTCATACTCTTCGGGTATGGGCATGTCACGGTCTTCCAGTTTCTTACGGATAAGGGCGACTCGGGGGTCCTGACGTAGCGCCAAGCGGGCAAGTTCGGGCTCCACAGAGCGAGCGCCGTAGACATTGTCCAGCCCGCCGAGTACGCCAATCCCCGTACCAATGCCGACTATTCCCTTTGCAAGACCCGGATCCACACGATAGCCGAGCATACGAGGAATGCCAAGCGCGAGTCCTCCCTTCAGTGCTCCACCAATCGCGCCTCCTACGGCAGCTCCACCGAGATAATGGCCGACACCTGCCGGAGAAGTAGCAGCTACATCCTGAAGGTACTTTTGATACCGAGGCACTTGCAAATCCTCCGGCTCATACTGGCTGCTCACAAACTCCGGGCGGAAGTACAAACCAGGGATTCCCGATAGGTTACCGGCGGGACGTGACACTCCCTCGGCTGCCATTGCTGGCTCGTCCTGGGCAGTCTTTTCCCACAGGGGGTGCTCAGATAGAAGCATTTGGTAAGCGGCGATCTTGTCCATGGTGACATCCTCTGGAGGTTTCTGACGGGAATCGTAGCTGGAACAGCTGCACTACGCAAGGACTGCTCAAACTTGATACGTTTTAAGGCTCTTCAGTCCTGAGATGACATCTTCGAGCGCGAACATAGCACGAACAGCTGCGGTCTTGGGGATGCTTTGCAGGCCGATCTGAGCCGCAAGCACCACGCTCGCCAACTTGGTCGATGCCTCCTCTAACTGAGGAAGGAAGTCGATGAAGGTCTCGACGTTCTCCGGGTTGAGGAAGTTTAGCGCAAGAACTGCGTCTACAGAAGCAGTGTCTACAAGTGCCGACGCCTTCTTATCAAAAGTAATCGCAGAAATCTCCCTCAGCAAGTTAACACGCTGAGGAATCTCTGTATCAAGCATGTCGATTGCTGCTTCCTTGAGAGCCTCATGGTAGGTCTCGTCGCGCGTAGAGAGCGGCTGAAGACCAAACATGCGGATCGGCTTACCGGAAGACGCGGCCTTCTCTAGACACGCAGCACTTAGGTTCTGTGGCATGCCTGCGGCAGCGAGCCAGAACACGCCGTCCACCCAGTCGTGCTCACCCGAGCCAACCTTCTCAAAGACCGGTCCGCTGAGGCGGCAGCCACCTTCCCATGCGCGAATCTCGGCCATTGTCTCGTATGCGTTGGCCTGTGCTGCCTTCATCAGCTCATTTCCGGCAGCAAGCTGCACTGGGTTCTCCAGCGGCATGAACTTGAAGTCTGCGGGAATAGCGATGTCAGTGGTCGAGGATGCGACTGGGCGCACTATGCCCTGTGACGGAATGATGCGAATATCATTTCCATTTAGATCCTGCGCAGCAAAATACCCGTTGCCTTCGACGTGGACCTTCGTGACGATATTGTATGGCATCGTACACATAATAGCCTTGCCGTTGGTCTTAAGGAAGACGCCAAGGCCACGTACGTCCGGATTTTCTGGAATTGGTAAGTTGTGGTTTACACCAATGAGAGATCCAGAAATCATAGGCTGAACAGAGTATGCTGTTCCATTAGTGAACAGCGCGGCACTGGTAGGTGCTCCCTGAACAGGATCAAAAAGGTTGGGAATTACGTATCCCACCAACTGTTTTCCAGTGGTCGCGTCTGTCACCTTGTAGATGCCAAATGCCGTTACCGGAGCCATCTGCTCTGTCAAAGGATCCGGCTCTGCCTGAACCCCAGTGATTGTTGCAGCTCCGGTCTGATCTGCCGTCTGTAGCATCTGAGGGGGCAGTACTTGCTGAGCTTGCTGAGCAGACATCTGCGTCTCTTGCGGAGCCATGCCCGCAGGAGCTGCAGAAACCTTCACGGAGTAGCCATACCCAGACGGGCGAACCTGAACTACGTCGACCCCCGGCATGAAGCGCAAAGAAGCACTCTTCGCCAGCTCTGACGCGGGAACGATTGGCTCGGCAGTCAACCTATGAAGAACGCTCATTACGGACGCGTTCTTCTCAATCATACGCCGCACCTCCGGGTCTGCGAACTCGCCCTCAAATCGCGCGAAGTCAGACTGGTTGATGGTTCCAGAAATGGCAGAACAGAGCGTGCGAGGTTTCATTTTGGGCTCACTTCATCTGAGGTAGGCGATAGAAGACGACAATACCCTTCAGCCGTCCGGGGTGCTACGGCAAGGCTCCTTGTTGCCTTACTCACTACGGAACAGTCCGCTTAGACGATCGAAGACAGAGCGCGGCTTTTCGGCAGAATCCTTCTTCTTGACTGCCCCCAGTGTTCGAAGAAGTGGGATGTCATCGCCAAGCTCGTCTGCTCTCCGGTGGACGGTGTCTGCGGTTTCGTTGACTACTTTCTGAGCTGCGCGGGAGGCTGTGTCGGCCACAAAGCTGGCTCCAGATGTAAGGGCACTCTTGGCCGCAGGAACGATCACATGCTTCATGGCTGCGGTGCCTCCGGCTCCCGCCGCCGCACCGACTCCGGTGTTGACCGCCAAGGACGTCAAGTGATGCTTTACTCTTTTTTTGTACTCTTCGGGAGTAATTTCACCACGATCCAACGCGGCTTTATCGTTTAAATACGCATCTTTTCTGTTATAGACTGCCTTTCCAGCTCCAAGCGCGCCCCCTACAGCGCCAAACCTAGTATACGGACTCATTGCCTGCTTTAGGCTGCCAGCCTGGGAAAACTCGTCGCATACGCTCTGCGGCTCTGCCTGGAAAGAAAATCTCTCGCAGTACCCAGATCCATCACTCAGGGAGCGAAAGAACGAGCAAGTCTCGCAGCGAAAGTCTCCTGCGGTAGGCCTGTAGTTTGGAGCATCTTCCGCCCCAGCCACTTTTGAGTTCTCTTTAAATTTTCGAAAAATTTCCCGTGCAGAGCTGACTTTATCCATCTTTTCAGGCTCTAAAGATTCGAGATAACCAGGCTCAAGTTCCTCTCTCCGCCTGTCAAGTTCAGCGTCAATCTTTCTTCTCTTAGAAGCAATATACTCGTTAGCTAAGTTTTTTGCGAGGGCGACACCAGTTATCGCGCCTCCGACTGCCCCCATGCGCGCAAATGGACCTGGAAGATCATCCATGTTCCTCGCGATGAATGGAATGGAATGATCGATCATCGTACCTGCGGTGGCTCCGACGATGGATCCGCCCGCAAAGGCTGGCACCCCAAGGGCGTAATAGGGTACCGTAGACGTCATCAAGTCTCTGCGCTTCTTTTCAAGGTCGGCAGTCGACATCGAATCAAAGCCCGAGGCAAACTTCCGCTGTCCCGTTCGTGCTGAGCTGATCTTGTTGATGCCCGCGGACGATGCGCCATCGCCAACAACACGACCAAAACCTTGGCGCTGTTGGTATGGCGGGTACATCTGGTCGATGAGCGATTTCTGCCGCTCAGGTTGATCCGCGGGTCCCTGGAACATTGCGGGGTTGAGCAGCGCAGACTCAATCCGCTCCGCGGTCAACGGATAGACGTTCCCTCCAAGCTCAAAAGTGTGGAACGGCTGTAGGAGTCGATCCGCAACGATGATCGGGATTCGAACCATATTTTGTGGATTTTTTGATGCAGTAGCAGCGGCCGGATCGTTGCGGGCCATCAGAAGCGCATGGCCAAAAGCAAACCCCGCTTCCGGCTCTACTCTCTGCATATTGAGGTCGATCTCATACTGAGAAAGAAACGGAAGCTGCTGATGCAGGTTACTCAGCACATGCGCGGGCCACTTCGTATCGTCGTCCGGCATCTTGGCGATCGACGCCATCTTCTCGAAGAAGCTATGCGGATCCACCGGCTTGAGGAAGAGAGATGTCATTCGTACCTCTGTCAATCCGCTTCGAGGACTGACGACAGAAAGGAGCCTTGTCCGGCGAGCGAGTCTACAATATCACTAAGAAGGTCATCCGTCGCAGCTGTCGTAAATCCGAGTGTGTTAAGGGCGACCTTGATCTCAGTAAGCGACGCTTGAAGCTTCGTCAGGAACTCTGTCCCAAGCATGACGGGCTGAGCCGTTCCCGCATCTGTTTCCTGCGCGATCCGAAGTTTACCATCCAAGGTTAGGAGGGCGCTGCCGGATCTCGCGACTTTCAGAGAAAGAGATTGATCCGGGACATCTGCTTCCTCATCGGAGTTGACCTCGAATAAATATACACAAGCGGCAGGATCGAGAGAAGACGGACGGAGGGCAATAACATCTTCAGGAATTAAGCCCAACAGAGGGTCTTCTATATAAAGCGTCGTTTGCTGTGAAGAAAGTGCGGGGATTGGGACACTGCCGTCTAGCTCTACTCGATCGGCCTCGGTAAACCCAACTTTACTGCGCACAGACCACGACGGGGACTGGGCAAATTCTCGAACGGTCGTTTCGTAGTAGAACGCCGGAAAGAAGGTTCCGGCGTCTTCGCTATCAATACAAACTTTTTCCTCGGTGGAGCCGATTGTCTCGACGATCATGTGGCGCGCGACCACCGTGAGGGTGTCCGTTCGACCCTCTGCCACTATCCGGGAAAGGCCGCTTCCTCGCAGTTCAGTAGTACCGTTTCTGGTAATAAATACTCCATTCTGTCCCTCTGCTACGCAGGCCATATCTCCGGGACTAAGGTATGGACGATTTGAGTGGTATGATCCAGGCTTACCGTCCGTTGTGACGGACGAAACCAGAGGCGCCCCAGCGATTAAGTACGCCCCAGAGTGGTCAGAAGATACCGCCACGAGACAGTGGGATCCTACCTCCGGCATGTAGTGCAGACCGGCGCCGGTCGCGCTCTGGTACACAGAAGATATGATCCCTGTTACAAATTCTCTCTGAACCTGATCACACCTGACGACACAGGTCCACCGAGAAGGATCGACAGATATAATCCTCCCAGAGAAAATTTGTGCGTCAATGGGCTTACGCGGAAAGCTGCTCATTGATTCGGACGTCTATTCTTTAGGGCGTTGTACCCTAAATAACCTGTCCCCAGGGCACCCGCACCCGCTGTAGTAAGGGCCGCCCCACCCAGCAGTTGCTGTCCCTGCGTTCTCGCCACGTCGAGCTGTCTCAGCGAAACGGGACCAAGACCCCGTTCTGCCGCACGCTGGTTAACATTAGCAAGTAGTCTGTCTGTAGCTCCGCTCGTCAGTTTGCCTCCCCTACTGGAAGCCCAGTCCATCATGCGGCCACCAAGACCAGTCCGAGAACCTGAGACACCCGCACCTCCCGCACCTGCAATTGCTTTACCAGCACGGTAAACACCTCCAGTTACGGCCTTGCCGACATCTGCAAGAAGGGCCTCCTTTTCCATTTCCATGAATGCTTGCGCGTATGGAGCAGGGAGCTGTCCATCGCATGTTCCGTACCTCTCGACGAGAACAGATGCCCTCTTTTCGAGTTCATTGCGGAGTAGAGCTTCTTGGTAGGCGGCGATCTTGTCCATGGTGACCTCAAAGGAAGGAGAAGAAGCCGGGTGACTTTTGCGGAGCTTGCGGGGCCGGCGTGGGCACTTGACCAGGCTTCGGTATGTTCGTCATTCTATCAGGCACGCCTGGGGCATTGGGGAGCTTTGTTGAGCCCGGAGGCTCAAGTCCGAACTCTGCCCCGTGCGCGATGCCCGGAATCGGGTGTCCGTGAATGTCAGACTTCCAGTTCTGTGCTGCACCTTCGGTGTACGTCTCCTGGAGACGCTGGAAGTTTAGCCTCGCCATCCAGTCTTCTTGCCCTGCGAGAGGCATCTTGTCCAGAGGCTTGAGCTGTGGCGAGTGCTTGATCTCGCGCTTGTTCATTGCGCGCAGTTCCTTGTTCTTCCGCTCGATCTCGGAGAGGGGGACAAGCTGCCCACGCAGGTAGGCGTGATCGTCCCCAGGATCATCCACACGAGTGAGGTCCGTCATCGCGCGAATCACTGTCTCGATGTTGCGTCTCCTCTCGTTCCCCGTCGTCTCCACGTAAAGCTCGTTGAGAGAGTCCGCGAGGTGCATGCGAACTGCGCTCATGCTCTTTGTGATGTCGAGGACGTGATGCGGATTCTTTCTCCCCTCAGAGAGTGCCTCTGCCTTGTCGACTTCGACACCAACCCGAATGTTTGGCAGCAGCGGGTTGGTGAACGGGACAGTGTGGACTTTACCGGCAATTGTGACTGTCTTACCTCCGAGCGCGTCTGACTCGATCTTCTCGACCTTTCCGGAGACCGTAGACAGAGTGGCCTCTCCTTTTAGCTTGGCCGGAACCTTGAAGAGGTTTTCTGCCGCCGTGAAGTAGTCTCCCACGCCACTTGTTCCGCCGACGCCTCCCGTGTGGAAGGTACGCATTTGCATCTGGGTGATCGGCTCTCCAAGCGCATGACCGGCGATGATGCCGACATTGGTGCCGACTGGGTACAGCGAACCGCGTTCGCTGAGACCGTAACAGGTTGCGCAGATACCCTTGACCTCGTTGCAGTAGAGTGGGGAGCGTACGAGAATCTTCTTGGGGCCGTCGTTCTTGATCTTACTCCGCAGTTGAGGAGTGATCAGAGTTCCCTTGGGGATGGTTTCCCCGCCCTTCAGAGGAACCTCTCCGGCGAGGAAGCGTCCTTCGATGTCTGCTTCCATGGACGAAAGCAGGGCACCACGAACTGTTCCGCAGTCCTTTGACTTAATCGTATTGTCGATGACCGTGTTGATTAGCTCCTTCGTCAGGGCGCCAGGCTTCGCCGTTGCCGATGCGCGGTCAATGGTTCCTTTCCGTGCGCCATGAAGCGACGCATAGTACTGCGAGACCGGAAGGCCCTCTCCGAAGGACTTGGTGATCGCGAATGGAACTGTGCGGTTGAGTGGATCCTGCACGAGCAGCGGGCCCATGACCATCTGGCCAAACTGATTCCAATCGCCCTTGGCGCCGGAGCGTGCCCAGTCCCACATTCCGTTGTCCAGACGGGAGTTGTAGCGGGCCTCTCCAGCTTCCTTGAGTTCCTTGCGGGCCTTCTCGTAGATCGAGATGATCTTCTCGTCCTTGGCTGCCTTCGATCCTGCGCCCTTGAGGACGGCCTCTTCCTCTTTCTTGTATTTGGCCAGGATCTCGTCGCGGAGTTTGTATCCGTCGTGGAAGTCATTGAGCTTCACACTCGACCCATTTTTGAACGCCAAATTAAAGCCGAGGGCTTTCCACTCATCGATCATCTTGGCGAACTCTTCTGGGGTCGCCCGTGCAATCTTTGTTGCAAACTTCTTCATCTTTCCCTTGGCCATACGGAAAGATGAGTCGTAGAGAAGCTCCTCGTCCCCACGGAACTGCGCCGGCAGTGTTCGGTTGATCATGAGTCGGCCTGCCGTAGTGGGCTTGCTGTGACCCGTAACCTTGATGACGTTGTAAACCTTCAGCTTGCCGGCCCTCACTGCCTGAATTGCTTGGTCCTCCGTGAACTGACCCGGAACCGGCTTGCCCCACTCCGTCGCCTGGAAGATTCCAAGAACAGAATCCTGAGACGGCGTCACCATCAGCCCTCCACTGGTCGGAGAGAAGAGGTTCTTCGAGGGCATCATGTTCTTGGCTTCTTGTACGGCTCCTTCGGTGATGGGCACATAGAGCGCCATCGTGTCTCCGTCGAAGTCCGCGTTGAAGCCTCCCGTGACGAGGGGATGGATCTTGATCGACTTCCCCTCAATCAGGCGCGGGCGGAACGCCATCAGCGAGAACATGTGGAGGGAGGGATCGCGTTTCATGAGCGCGGGCCGGTCTCGAACCACCCTCTCAAGGGCCTCGTTGGCGGCCGGATGGTTTTTCTTGATCATCATGCGTGCCTCTCCCGGAGAGGTCGCACGGCCCATGTTGCGCCACAGTTCCTTGATGACGAAGGGCTTGTACATTTCCATCGCCATCTCTCGAGGCACGCCAACCTCATCAAGTGGCATCTCTGGATCTGGCGTGATGACGGAACGGCCGGAAAGATCCTGTCGCTTCCCGAGCACTCCCGTCTGGAAGAAGGACTGCTTCGGCTGATTGCCAGTAAGCTTGTCCATCAGAGAAGGAACCTGCTTTCCTTCCATCTGCATGCCAGTGACGCGCAGAGCCTTCGTTGTGTTGTAAATCTCGGCCTGAATGCGCTGGATCTCTCCGACAGGCATTTTCTCTTTTTCGGCCTGCTCAAGTTGCCGCGTCATTTGGCCAATGATTGCGTACATCTTGTTGGCGGGATCGATGATCTGCGTGCCGTCAAAGCCAATGCTTACCCTACGGAGTGTCGGAGGCAGAACTGGGAGGACACGGTTGGTGTACGCATCCACAGGCTTGATATCGAGCTCTTTTAGAGCGCGAAGATACCGAACCCGTTTATAGGCTACATTCAGCTCGTTCTCGGTTGCAGTCTGAAGCTTCTTTTCGGCGGCCTTAAGTTCCGTGTCTACGTCCAGGTCGCGAAGCTTTTCTTCGAGAACTGCGAAGCCTGACTTTTGGCCGACGGAGCCGGACTCTGTCAGCAACTTTTGAAACTCCCCGTCTGGCATTTTCAGGAGTAGACGGATGGGCTCTTCAAACACAGGGTTGGGGATCCGAACCCCAAGATCCATATGTGTCCACTTCGTACCTTCCAGGCCTCCCGTCTTAACCTTGTCAAATAGGCCACCCTTTTCTTCTTTGGTGAGAGAGCCTTTGGCAGCAAGCGTTTTCTCAGGGAATGCCAGCGCACCCGAACTTTGAGCAAGCGTCTGCTTATCCGTCATGGGCATGAGAGAGTACTCTCTACCCTTGCGCTCAGTGTAGACGCCCATCGCGCGCAAGTAGTGAGTAAACTGCTCCATCGAACGAGGAACCTTCGGAGGGGGCGGACGCTCTCCGCGCATGATGCGGGTCCAGACATCCTCTGCCTGCTCCCGGTCAGACTTGTAGGTCTGCATTTCTCGAAGGTTGTTTTTTGCACCATAGGCAAGGAGGGTGTACGAATCGAGGCCTCCGATTCTCTGGCCTCCCTCTCCAATGCCCGAACCCTGTGACGCCTCTCCCGTGGTCTTGTACGCGTAGCCGAAACCACCGGCACGGGCCGAGATCTTTTTCTCCGCCTGGTGATCCAGCTTCAAGATGTACTGGTTGCCTACGAGAACGTTTCCGAGGTTCTCGCCCGTCTCAGGATCGAATAGCTCCTCCGTATCCGAGACACTGTGTTTCTGCATCAAGTCCTTGACCATCGCAGAGTAGTCTGTAGAGGCATCAAAGTTGTTGACGACGAAGGGCTTACCCGTCTTTAGGGCCACCTTACCCGCCACGCTCTCGAGAACCTGTCCAGGATTCATACGCGAGGGAATGCCTGCGGGAGACAACAAGACCTGGACGTGGTTGCCGTCCTTATCTTTCGGCATCTGGTCGTCGGGCAGGATCTTGGTCACGATCCCTTTGTTTCCATGACGGCCGGAGAGCTTGTCTCCGACCTCCATTGTCTGTTCAGTACGGATGTAGACCATGATCCGCCGACCGTTGTTGACCACCCGCGCAACTGTCCCATTGTACTCGTGATCCCACTTCACAGACGCGTCGGAGTAGTCCTGAATCGCGCCCTTCAAGCGACGACGGATGTCCTCCGTGTCTTTGGATATTGCCATCTTCTGAAGTTTTGCAATCAAAACATCCCCAGGCTCGACCTTCTGGCCGACCTGGATAAGTCCATTGTCATCGAGCTTCTGAAGAATCTCAGGCGTCGCCTTTACGGGTCCAGCATACTGGCGCCAGAGTTTCTTGTTGACGACGATGTTCGGGTGCATCTCCGCTTCAGCAACGTGAAGATGGCTCGACACAAGCTTCTCGGCGGCGGACTCCGAGATGACAATGCCGTCCTCGAAGTTGTACCCACGATACGGAATGTATGCGACTCGCAGGTTTGTTCCGAGAGACAGCTTTCCCTGCTTCGTAAAGTTTGAGTCGGCGAGAAGCTGGCCTTGGCGAACTTTATCGCCCACAGCAACCACCGGATCGGAGTGAAGCATGTGCTTCGCGCCATTGAGCGGGAAGTTGTTGTAGATGGCGTGGGTGTACTTCTTACCGTCTGTACCCAAAACAATAATACGGTCTTTTTTAACCTCAGTGACATTACCATCCGCATCAGACAGGACGGCTGCGGTGGCTCCAACAATGTCCTCGTACGTTGATCCCGCAGATGCCTGTGTCTGGACCAGCGGGGCCTCACGGTTTCTCAAGCCAACAGCCTGCTCTTGGTGCTTAGCGGCCATCATGGCGCGGTTGCCATTGTCGTTTTGTACAAACGGAATCAGGTTTGCACTGGCTGCGAAGAGGAGCTTTGCGGATGGAAGGATGTAGTCAACATCCTTCCATGCCCGCTTCGTTGTGTTCCTGTCCTTGTCATATACAACGACAAACTCAGAGAGTGGCGTGACCTTAGCCGTTCCATCTGGCTTCTTCTCGACCTTGGCCTGGTCAGGATACGCGACAACCGCCCGCTCCAGATCGGCGGCACTCTTTCGTTCAATCTTTCCAGTGCGGACATTTACGACCTGCGCCATCAGGTCGTGCCCAAATTTCTGAGCACCCAGCGGAACGTGGAGGATGATTCCAGTGTGCGAACTTTCCGGGGTCTGAAGTGGGTCAAGCATCCCGAGATGGCTGGGATTGATCAGCTTATCCTGCATCAGGTTGACGTTGTCTCCCTTGATGCCTCCAAACTCTGCGCCCAAGATGGTTGTGCGCGTATGATTGGAAAGGAACTGGAGAGGATTTGTCTGCGTTGGAAGCTGACCGGCTTTAAAGGGTTTAATGATCGCGGCGCCATACCCAGACACAGATGCGGGAATAATGTCCTGGATTCTATCCTTGCGATCGACATTGTTACGGATCTTGCGCGTGAGCGCATAGATCGTCTTGCCCTTTGTCAGTTCTTCATAGACGAAGTCCTCTGCCCCAAAAAGTCTTTTGTTTGTGAGAGACTGACGGTCATCCTCGGGAACATCTCCGCGGCTGATGTCCACCAGTTTCTTTGCCGAAAGTAGCAGGGCTTCGCCCGTGATCGACGAGAACTCCTTGCCGAAGGCAGACTTCATTGTCTGTGGGCTGACCTCAGCAGACTCAAATGTCTCCTTTACATAGGCTGCCGCAGCTGACACTTCCGGAGGCTTGTAGTCCGGTCCCGCGCGCCGACCCTCAACCGCCTTGTGGAAGGAAAGCAACGCCTTCGAGCTACCCTTGGCCTCGTTGACGGCAAAAATCTTTTCCCCGAGCGCGCTCTTCATCTGCCCGTCGCTAACGCCCATCGCTACCAGGATTGGGTAGATCGGCACCTCCACCGACGATGTCGCGCTGCTCTTGATCGTCATCGTGATCAAGCCGAGCTTCTTAGGATCTTTACGTTCAATGTAAAGATCGAAGGAACCAACCTTGCTGCCTGCGGCGACGTTCCATTTTGCGAGCAGATCACCGTTCTGCGCTTCCGCGTGGTACGCGCCGGGATTGAGCCGGAACACGCTGTCCAGCTGCATCTCGTTCCCTCCGACGATGTAGCTGTAGCGCGTGGTGATTTTAGGAATCTTTGCGAGCGTACGAGATCTCTGATCCAGCACCTTCCCAGTTGCCTTATCAATCAGACGAAAGTTTCCGACAAGCTCTGGGCCCCAGGTCTGATCGTTCATCTTGGCTTCGAGCTGACTGTTGTAGTTGCTGGGATTGAATTGGGCCGACCCGGTCGCGTCGTCATCCTCAACTTCCAGCTTTACCAGCTCGAGACGATGCTTACTTCCCTCGATAGGAAAGTGAGAAGAAATCGCCTCTTTTGTCTTCTGAACCAGAAGATTGTAGCTTTCGGTCGGGTTCAGATTGGACATTAAAAATATCTCCAGTGCAGGTCATAAGTATAACAGCCGGAGTATAGCCCCGGCAAAGGAGAGTAGATGAGCGAGCCCGACGATACTGAGGAAGGGAAGGCCAACCCCTGGAAGAAAACGGACGAGTTCGGAGACTGGTAATGCTTTCAATACTGTTTGTTGCCGCCGCAATCGCGGCGGCTTTGAAGACGGCGGGGCAGGTGATTGCCTCTGAGATTGGTGACAAGTAAGACCGCGGGGCGCCTCCGATCTCGGCTCAACGCCGAGATCGGGGGCATGCCCTCGCGTCCACACAGAAGCGACCTTCTTTTTAAGACCGAGGAGGAAGACACCATTCAGGTCTACTGCCCCCTCATCGAAGAGAAGTGTGGACTTCTGGAGTGTGGCGGATGCCCCGCGATTGGGCCAAGAGTCTGGCTCTGTTCTGCCTGCGTTCGAGTATACCCAGCAGAACCGTTCTGGACGTCGGGCCACTGTGCCGACTGTGGAGATTACTCTAGCTTCCTCGCGCCGGTGAAGAGATGATTCCGTTTCGATGCGACTGGTGCGACGCGACTGCCACGACAGATGACCGCATGGTCAGCCTGGCGCGGCATCGTGTTGTACGTCGTCCCCGCAAGTGGGACATTGAGGACGAAACCTTCTCAACCTTCGGAAGCGAGGCGATGTTCCACGAAAAGTGCTTCGTGGACAACGCGCGAGAAATTCTTGACGGTCTATACAGTGGTATCCAGATCGACCAGCCCAGGAAGAGACCGGCCGATCTCACTCGCTGAGGTCAGCCGATTGCTCTTCCTGGGTCAGCCTGTGGCGTTCCGTTAGGTGCCGGATTTTGCTGCGCGTTGAGAGGATCGATCTGCGAGCCGCGGTCATTCATTAGTTGGATAACCAGCTGATACAACGGAGGATTCTCCATCTGCATTTGCTGAAGAGCTTGATACATGGCTTCTTCGCCCTGTTCTTTTTTTAGCATGCGTAAGAACGATGCTGCGCGCTGCGCGATGTACCGCAGGTCCACACCCCCTGACCCAGGCTGGATTGGTGACTGGGCAGACGCCATAGCGGCGGGCATTCCATCCTGATTCGGAGTGGCCGCATTCTCATCGTAGGCGGTAGCTCCTTCTGGAAGCCCAGGAGTTTGCTGAGCCTGATCTCCAGCGGGTCCCTGCTGAGCGGCCGGGTCTTGCGGCATTGCGCCCTGCGCTTGCTGCTGTGCGGCAGCCTGCTGCGCTGCCTGCTGCATCTCCATTTGTACCTGGCCCTGTGCGCGCATGGTCAGGGCCTGCGCCTTGGCTTGGTAGCGTGAGGTCCGAAGCTGGGCTTCTCCCTGAATATCTGCCGAAGCGACCTGCATGCGGCGATTGGACTGAAGCTGCTTCTTGATCTCTTCGCGCATGCGCTCCGACTCGAGATCGAAATCCTCCCCAAGTTCTTCCATGAGGCGATGATCGCTGATCTTCTGAGCCTGGTTGAGTTGGAGGTAGAACATGCTTCTTTGCAAGTCATCAGCCATACGGAACTTGTCGAATCTCGACGAGACCTTGGGCCACTCCATGAAGGAGGCAATCTTACCCATGATGAAGACGTTGATCAGCTCGTGGCGCTGCTTGTTGTACCCCAGGAACATGTTTTCCAGTGCCCGGAGCGAGGTACTCGATCCAGACCACTGGAGTCCTCCGAAGATGAACTCCACAGGAATGCCGGCGCCAGCAAGCATCTGCTCAGCCAGAAGACGCATCTCTTGGTACATCAACAGGGCGCGACCTTGTCCACCGATCTGCTGGAATCCGATGTTGACAGGAAGGACCGGGATGTAGTTGTGATCCCGCTTCCACATGTTGATTTCTTCATCTACCCGACGTTTCCAGTTCGTCAGGTTGTAGGCCCCGTAGGGCCCCTCGTTGCCTCCAGTGTTCTGGCCCGGGAAGATCATCCGCATGGGAACGATGTTCTCCATGAGGATTGCCTCGTTGGCCTTCTTCATGACCTGGAGGTAGAACGCATCCTTCAGAAGCGGGAAGATCAGGGGCGTGCCCCAGCCTTGATCCTTCTGGGCGATCGTCGGTCGCTTCAGATGGTAGAGGTTGTCCTCCGAAAAGAGGAGTGACTTGTTCGCGCGGGCGGCTTCAAGGAACTCGAGGGGAAGCGACTCAATCTCGTCGCAGTCTCCAAGTTTGATGTCGTTGATCACGCTCTTGGGTAGGCGGAAGTAGTACTTGGTCTTTCCAGTAATCTCGTTGTGCTTGATGTCGATGTTCTCTGGATTCCACCGAACCAGGCGAATCTGGCGGAAGCTCCGAACGTAGACATCGTGCTGCTTCGCGTAGCCCTCGTGGCCACAGTCGCACTTGTGAAGGTAGAAACGAGAGTCACGCCACTTGTAGCGGAATCTGTTGGTCTTGGCACGGTAGCGTGCGCCGCAGGAAGCACAGATGAGGTACTTCTCGAACGGCAGGAACACCGAGACAAAGGCGTTTCCGTATACGAAGTAGTCGAGCCCGACCTCGACCTGAAATGAGCGCAGCTTGAGGTGATCCTCTACCTTCTTATAAAGCTTCATCACCTCCGGGTCGTCTGTCTCAAAAATAAGAGGGGTGACCGGGTACTCTGCCATTTTGGAGCACGCGGCGTTGATCACCGGATTTGTCAAGAAGTAATACCGGCACCACTTGTGTAGTTCGTGCTGATTAGATGGAAGGAACTGCTGAGAGATGTCAAAGAACGGCGACGGATAGCGAATGCCGAATCCTCGGCCACCCTCAGTGGTGACTGGCCTCGGATTAAAACGGTTTACTTCGCTGGTAATGACGTTCATGACTGCTCATCCTTTCCCTGACCGAATGCTCTGTCTAAGACAGAGCCAGCAGATCCTGTAACGTCAGAAGCCAGTCCTTCAAATGGAACTGCTGCCATCCCTACCGCTGACGGAACGATCAGTTTCTGGCTTAGGAAAGACCTCTTTCCGCCTGTGATCAAGTTAGATTTACCTAATCCTAAGTTTCTACCGGTAAATAGATGAGCCGTTCCAGCGGTGATACCCGCAGCAGTTAGGCCACGAGCGAGCCTCTCCGCAACACCACGCTCATTGCCCTCATCGTCGGTGGAGGGGAGCGCGTTGGCGACACCAGTGACTCCCACCTGGCCGACCTCAATCGCCCGCTCGCCTGGCATATACGTGGAGATGCCCCCGCGTAATTTTACGTTCTGTGCGCCAGCTTCTTGGCCGATCTGCCGATACGCGTCAAGCAACTCTTCCTCTGGAATCATTTCTCCCGCGCGCTGGCGATCCATGATGCTTGTAATTTTAGATCTTAAGTTGTCGCTAGCGTTAAACTTCGGATCTTTGTTAAAAAATCCAGTCAGCCCACCAGAGGACCTTTCGCCTGCGCTTGCCCATCCTCCCTTGCGGGCTGCTCCAGCCGTATCTGATAACGCGTCAAACTGTGTTGCAGTGCCATCAAGCGCGTTTTCAAAGGCCTCATTCATAAGCTCCACGCGTTTAGACCTAGCAGCCCCCTGAGTAAACTCGTCGGCATTATTTCCTGCGAAGCTGGCTCCGCTTGACAGCCCGCGCTTAATACTTTGAACGGGCTTAGTCGCTACTTCCTTAGCTGCCGTAAAGAGCTTACCGGCCCCGCTAGGATTACGAAGTAGGGCCGCACCAGCTACCAAACCTCCGATTGCGGGGAGAACCACGCCCGGACCCGTGAAGTTTCTTTGTATGATATTTTTTTTCTTTGGCTCCTGTGCCTCTGGCGCAGAGGGGGTAGCCGAAGAAATCCCAGCTTGTTTTTGCAACTCAAGTGAGAACGAGTAAAGAACGCTTTTATTCATAGTTCACCTCAGCTCGGCAGTGTAGCGGAAGAGGGCATCGACGGCCTCATATAGTTTTACCGCGCATATATCATCAGCAGTTTCTAGAAGGGTCGGGTTCTTTTTACTTAGAAGAGCGACCAGGGTCCTCTGCACGCCCGCAGTTGGAAGCTTAGTGACAATCTTTACCTTAGACCCATTAAACTTCTTTCGAAGCCCCTCGTCTGGCTCCATCTTCAATAGACTGTCCGTGTTGTATCGGTCTGTGCAGTAGCTACAGAGGCCATCCTCTTTTGGCTCCTCTTCATTTCCGCACTCTCCGCAGACCTGTGTGGTCTTCGAGATCAGAGGATTTAAAAACTCCAGTGGCTCCGGTACGTACCAGATTCCCGACTCATGGAGCTGCGCGGCCATATACCGCCGGACCTCCTCCGCAAATAATGGAATGTCTCCGAGGGTCCCTAAGTCCAATCGGATTCTGTTAGCCGCATCTACGGCCAACATAAGGTCAGAGACTGACTGGTTATCAATATGTGAAACAGATGGGATCTTACCCACAAGGGCCTGAGAGACTGTGTGGAACGTTTCCCAGCTCTTCCAAAACATGTCGTGGTTGGCAACCGAAATGGCCGCCAGTAGCTTCATGAGCACGACACGGGGGATGTTGAGTTTCAGGCGATCCTCAACAGACCTTTTAACGACAAAAGGTTCCCACTCCAACGCTCTTGGGCCGAAGAGAGAAAGGTAGCCACGAAGCAAGGAGAGAGGATGACTCTTCTCGTCCTTGAATACCTGGATATCAGTACCCACCATTGTTTGTATCTCTGGACTGCGAGGCCATACGGGACAGGAGGATCTGCTGCTCTAGCGGCATCTTCTTGAATGTGCCAATCGGATCGCTCTTGAACCGCGACACTACGTCCTCCTCAAAAACATCTTGCAGCGCAGTGTGTGCGGCGGTGCTACCGGCATATCGCATCAGCATGGAAGCCGTGACGTAGTCGCCTCCGTGAACCCAGGAATACTCAGCCTGCTTTTCCGTGCCAAAAACTGTGAGTACGGGGTCAGGGATGTTCTGGCCATAACGATTTAGGAGTCCAGCACGCTCGTCCATCAGGAAGAGCGCCTCGACGACATCGTCTGGATCGAGCGCCGCCGCCATCTTGGCCAGTCGAAGGTAGTCTTCCTGGTACGCGGGGTTGGCTGTGTACTCTGCGCGACGAGAAGCAACCTTCTCAAAGCGCGGGTTGAGTGTGGTCCCGCTGTAACGGAAGATGTGATCCGGGATCTGCGCACCGATGTCGCTTGCGACCTTCACAATGTCGACTGCGGCCTCGTGCCGATCGTACGGATCGAGGTCATCCCATGCCTCAACGAGGGCCGAGATCGCATCAAAGGCAGACGCAGTCTTCTCATGCCTACCCAGCGGCACAGACATGCCCTTTCCAAGAGGACGCATGATCTGCGACGGCTCGTATGAGGCGGTTTTCGCGTACTGCGTAGCGGCAGACGCCGCCTTGATCAGTACGCGGCGTCCGTCCCCGGGAAGATCGTCTCCCTCATTGGCAAGGATGGTCAGTGCCGGGTGAGAGGCGAGTCCGAGTGCGTCGGCCGCATCGAGAAGATTGGCCGCGGCCACCTTGACCGCCCCGCTGGGCAGGCCGTGCTCTGCGTTGAGCAAGTACCACTGCGAGAGAAAGGTGTTGCCCGCGTCATGGCACGCAAACTTGCGATGCTCCTTGCCTTGGCTGTCCATGATGATGAGCGCGAAGTCACGGTCATACAGATCGTCACGCTCCTTCCAGGATGCCGTCTTGAGGAACTCGACGCCGCTCTTGGGTCCAGTCGTGCGAAACAGCTCTCCGAGGTCGTCATGATGGTCGACTACAGCCATGTTTTAGCTCCTGAAGGAGAAAATGTAGATCCCAGTATACGCAGTCATAAGCCTTGTAGCACCCAACCAGAGGTTAGTGCATGGGAACTTTCTCAAGTCGATTCGCAGATGACGAGGATGCCTCATCAGGAAGGCCAGAGTGCTACGGAGATCCCGACTATTACGATATCACGAACGACGTGTGTAGGCAGTGTCGGTTCAAAGGCACCTGCCGACTCAAAGTCGGTGCGCTCGATCGAGAACAACGGAGAGTTCATTCACCAGCACCGCACACAGCGACTGCCGTCCCTACAACCGCAGCGACTGCATATAGGAATCGTCGCCCTGAGCCAGTGTACGCCCCTCCAACCGAGGAGTCCACGTTCTTCTCGGCCCTGGCCTGGAATGTAAGTCTGGATGCGGCAACTGCCAGCTTCGAGACTATCGCATCTGCTTTTGCGCGGATTCCGCGCGAAGGTTATCCTTCCTTACGGAAATCTAGAAAATGATCAAGCTGCCGATCTTGAAAGAGGCCACGGCTTACCGAGGTCGGCATCTTTTCTTGCCAAAGAGCCATGTCAAGCGTTCCATGGTTGAAGGGCTCCTGACCTTCGGGGATGACCCTTCCCGTGGAACGCGCGACCTGGTCGTGGATCATCCTCTTCACGTTCAGGTTCCGCGCTACACGCTGACAGATGCCCAGATTGAGAAGCTCGGGTGTGAGTTCATAGACTATCGCCCAGAGTTCCCAAAGATTGAGTTGACGCCAAAGCCTTCCTTTCAGCTTCGAGACAACCAAGAGGAGGCTTGGGAGGCACTCAAGGTGGCAGATCGCGGAGTCCTGAATCTTGCATGTGGCAAAGGAAAGACCGTGCTTGGATGGGCCAAGGCCGCGCATGAGGGAGTGCCGACACTCATTGTTAGTCCACAGACGGCGCACCTCGACAACTGGATTGCAGAGCTACACCAGTTCTTCGACTATAAGAAAAAGATTGGATGGATCCAAGGTAAGAAGTTCGAGTACGAGGAAGACATCTGCGTCTCGACCGTCCAGACATTGGCCGCGCGCGCAGAGGAAGGATTGCTGCCGCCTGACTTCTACCGTCGATTCGGGCTCGTCATCTATGACGAGTGCCACATCATGGCCGCAGATTTCTTCTCAAAGGCCAGCAGTGTTGGCTCTGGCACAAGGATCGGACTGACCGCAACTCCGACGAGGACGGACCGCTGCGAGGGAGTGTTCTTCTCGCACCTCGGCCCGGTGTTCTACTCGGACATCACTCAAGACCTAACTCCTACGATTTTTGTCGTAGATGCCGGAGCCTTCTTCAGTGAAGCCGAGCGGTCTCGGATGCTGGACCGAAATGGGCAGCTAAACATTGGGCGGCTTCACAAGACCCTCGCAGAGAATGCCGATCGGAATCGGGTCATCCAGCAAGTTATCGACGAGTGCCTCAAAAGAGGAAGGACCGTGTACGCGCTCTCACACGGGCCAGAGCACATCGAGACGTTCCAGCAGAGCAATCCCGGAAGCACCGTCATTCACGGAGGGACGAAGTCAACCGAGAGGCTGGATCTGTTGAACGGTAGCAATCTGGTCTTTGCCTCGATTGGCGTCGGGGCGGCGGCCTACAACCGGAAGGACCTGGACACGTTGATTCTGATGACGCCCTTTGCCGCGCGCTCGCATTCGGCGATTACGTTCCAGCAGAGCGTGGGGCGGATCCTCCGAGCCCTTCCGGGTAAGAAGGAACCGTGGGTATTTCTGATCATGGACAAGTCGGTGGACGCGTGTAAGGGAATGATCCACTCTTTGATCCGTGAAAGTCAACGTAAGAAATACCGTGTCATAACGAAATGGAACTGGACCTCGATATAGGTGAGGTAAGCATGATTGGATTGAGCCGGATTCGGGCTCTGCATCACGAGTACAGTCGGTGCTCCCGATGCCCCCGACTGTGTGAGAGCCGGACTCAGCCGGTCTTCGGGGCAGGAAGTGTGCATGCCGACATTGTCTACGTCGGCGGCGCTCCGGGTGAAGAGGAGGATGCCGAAGGTACGCCCTTTGTAGGGGCGGCTGGTCGGCTGTTACTACAGCTGTTCGAGAAGGTCTGGCCGTCAGATGACGAGCTGGAGGAGATTCGCGGCATCGATGATAACAATGCCTACTTTGATCGACTGTCAGAGTACATGCTTCGGCATGTGTTCCTTACAAACTCGGTCCTGTGCCGCCCTGAAGATGATAGGACGCCTTCTGCCACAGAGCTGAAAGAGTGCAAGGAGCGGCTGCACCAGACCATCTACGCGATCGATCCCATCTTGATCATCGCGGGCGGTAAGACGGCGGCATCGCAGCTCGTAGGAAAGAACGTCAACATCCTTGAGAGGCGAGGGGACTTGATGGACATCACCATCGTGTCTCCTTCGACGCAACGTGAAGTTCGCTACACGATGCTCCCGGTTCTGGATTGCGGATTCCTCCTCAAGAAGGGGGACAGTGCCCTCGTCAAAGAGAAGAAAGGGCACACATTTGACACGCTCGGCGACTTTCGCTTTGCGGTCGATATTGTCAACAACCATAGAAAGCTTGTGAGAGGTGTCTAATGCAGAACACCACGCGACTGGTCGAGATCAGCGTTCGGCTCCGTGAACTCAAGGACATCCTGCGTGCCTCGGAGCCGGAGGTCTTTGAGGAGATGCAGGAGCTGGAAGGGGAACGTGCGGACTTGGCGGAGAAGGCCAAGACGGAACTTCGTGAGGCCGGTGTCGGCACGCATGATGTCGGTGGGTTCAAGTTCCGGGTACAGCCTGGGACGAAGAAGCGCGTGTACCAGACGGAGGACATCCTCGAGTTGGCAGAGGAGCTGGGGCACCTCGAGTTGCTTCAGCAGTACAAGGTTTTGCGCTCCGAAGTCGACCCCGCCCAGATTGAGCGCCTTCCGGGAGACATCAAGGTTCACTACCAGGATCTCTACACGGAGACTGTTCAGAGCGCCAAGGTCACACTTCCGAAGGAAGTGCAGTGATTGAAGTGTCCATCGCAGCCGGCAAGGAGCGCCGGCTGTACTCCGCCGCAGTCACGCACAAGGAGATGTCGATGGAGAAGGATCAGTTCGCCGCCCTGGTAGGGGATGGCAAGGCATCTGTGAGTCTTGCGATGTCCTACGCGGACAAGGATTACGGCAACGGCTATGAGGTAAGGGTCAGCGTCCACCTGTCCTGCAATCAAGACGCGGCTACGATTGACGAGGCCAGGACTCTCGTACTGGAAGCAGTGCGGGACCACCTCGAAGTCGCTAAGCGAGAGGCAGAGGAACTCTATGAGGAACTCAGCGGAAGAGGCTAAAGTCTCCCTTCGCATTCTACGGGTGGAGATTACGCCCAATTCCGGAGAAATCCGGGTCTCCTACGTGGTCGGCCTGGAGAACAAGACGTTCACCGGAGAGATCGGCGGTGGAGAGACCTCCTTCGCCCATGAGGTCCTCGGCCCCCAGCTCTTTGAGCTTGTCAGCAAAGTCGAGGCCCAGATCTGTCAGGATCTGGGCCTCGGCCCGCCGCAAGAAGAACAAGTACTTGCATATGACGATGAGGATCCCCTGTAATGGCACATCCGGAATTGGAGCTTATTAGCAACATCCTGTCCACAGGAGACTTCAATACACCAAAGAAGAAAGGATTGACTCCAGAGTGGTTCACGCTGGATGTCGCTCGTGATGCGTACCACTGGCTGTGGAACGAGTACCACGACCCGCAGCAGCGCGGAGAAGTACCGACCGTTGAGAGGTTCCTGCGGAAGTTTCCGGGCTTCGATTACAGCCCGAGTCGGAACTCGCTAAATGCGCTAATCACAGACGTACGGACCCAGAAGGTACAGTCTGACCTGCAAAGCATTCTCAATGAGATGCAGGACGAGATCACGGACGGATCTGATCCGTCTCTGATCTTAGACACCTTCCTCCCGAAGATTCGGAGGATGAATGTGGAGGCCCATGAAGAAGATGGCATCCTGCTGTCCGGTTCATTGGCCCTGCTACGTCAACAGTACAACACCCACGCCGAGTCGGGAGGGGTTGTCGGCATTCCGTACCCGTGGGAGGTTCTGAACCAAAAGACGGGTGGTATGCGAGACGAGGAGTTCATCGTCATTTACGGCCGCCCTGGCAACATGAAAACGTGGGTAGCATGCGCCATCGCGGCGAAGGCGTATCTGGAGAATCATCGCGTGATGATCTTCTCCAAGGAGATCTCACGAGAGGCGATGCTGACGCGCGTCTGTTCTGTGCTGGGTAACGTGGACTATGATCGTCTCCGTCGAGGCATCCTGTCGGAAGAAGATGCCGACGAGTTCTTCGAGCTCATGGATGAGCTTGCGGAGTCTGAGGAAGAAGACAGCACTGGCTCTCATCACCGAGCCCTGATGTTCATGTCCGACAAGGGCAAGAAGGCAGGCTCAACAGTAGAAGACTTGATTGCCGCCGCAGAGAGGTTCCAGCCGGACCTCATTGTGGTGGACGGCTTCTACTTGATGAAGGATGGAAGATCTGGGCAGAGAACGGCAGACTGGAAACAGATCAGCCACATCAGCCAAGACCTAAAAGCGATGGCTCAATTTGTCGGCTGCCCTGTGATTGGAACAACGCAGGCCAACCGCGCGAACGCAAAGGAACCCTCGGGAGACCTGGACGACCTGTCCTTCGCAGACGGCATTGGCCAAGACGCAGACATCGCCTTCCGCGTGTTTCGCGGTCCCAATCCATCTGGAAGAGGAGCTTCGCTTCTCTTCATCTTCTCGAAAAGCAGAGAGACAGTCATCCCTCCGTTCATCATCAATGCAAACCCTGGCTCAGACTTCAGCGTGCAGCAGTCTCATGCGAACGTAAAAGCGTTCCTTGACATGAAGAAGCAGATGGAGATGAGTGAGGGGGCGGACGACGACGACGGAAGCGGTGGCGCCCCCAAACAAGAGGCAAAGAAGAAACCAAAGAAGAGAGATGACCCATTCCGAGCTTAGGTTCCTGCCGGAGTTTGAAAAGTATGTCCCCGGACTCCGCGTGGGGTCCGGGGACAACTACATGGGGTTCTGCCCCATTCACGGAGAGGTGCCAGGGCAGAGTAAGCCCAGTCTTTCGGTCAATGCTGCGACGGGGCTGTGGCACTGCTTTGCGGGATGTGGCGGTGGCAACATCCGCACGTTTCTCAGGCTGCTGGGCGAGTCAAGCGCGACGATTGACCGAGTAGCGAAAAAATCATCGACAAAGAAAGCAAGACCGGCTAAGAGGGAAGCACCTCCGGATAGCCTGCCAGAGAGGCTTTTGGGGGTCTTCGACTGGTGCCCGACGAAGCTGGTGTCGGAGGGCTTCAGTGAAAAAGTGCTCTTTGAAAATGATGTAGGGTACGACAAGAAGTTGTCGAGAGTCACGTTTCCCGTGCGAGACAAAGACGGGAAGCTGGTGGGCATCGTTGGAAAGCAGCCCACCAGTGAATTCGGAAAATACAAAGTCTATACTACCGAGCTTCTGGAGTATGGACTTCAGGTTCCCACATTCTCAAAAGGGGACCATGTTTGGCGGCTCAACAAGGTCGCGACGCAGCTCAAGACGGAACGGAAACCCGTTTACATCGTCGAAGGCTTCAAGGCGGCGCTGTGGTTCTGCCAGGCAGGCATCAACAATGTGGTCGCGCTGATGGGCAGCCACATGACAGATGCACAGAAGAAGCTCATTGAGAGTCTAACTTCCCAAGTGATTTTGTGTCTGGATAACGACGACGCAGGTCATGCAGGAAGTCTCAAAATCAGTCAAAAACTTCAAGCGGCACGAATTAGTGTGGTTGTGCTGCCAGAAGGCATCCACCAACCGGATGACCTGACGGCAGCAGAGCTGCGTGAACTGTGCCGCACTCCCGTCAGTATCAGTGAGGCAAGAAGACAATGGCTCCTAAGACCATCCCCATGAGCGCCGGGCGCACTCGGCGCGACAGCAAAGGCAATCCCCGTGGCAAGCGTGCCGGCTGGTCGGCCAAGTGGTCCGACGAATTGAAGATCGGGAAGGACGAGTCCGCGTGGATTCAGCTGACTCCCGGTAAGTACAGCAGTGAGGAGGGCGTGCAGCCCTACTTCTCCGCCCCCATGTTCAAGCTCCAGTTCAACAACAAGTTCGGCACGACTTCCTGGGGCTACTTCCGGGGCAACGGCGGGCCGGACTGCACGCTTCAGAAGCTTGCGGACTCGAACAACCCGAATGTGCAGGAGCCCAAGTACGGCGAGCCCAACCGCTTCTACGTGGGCATCATTCACTACGCCCTCTACCACAAGACCCCGATTGAGAAGAATGGGCAGGTCATTACCTACTCGGAAGGCAAGCTGAAGGGTCAGCCCGTCTACCAGTGGAATGAGGTCAAGTCGGTGCGTGAGAAGAAGCAGCTTCTCACCGCTGGAGACGTGGACTCCCTGGGGTTCTATCGCAAGAAGTTCCTGGAGCTTCCGGCCACCCAGTTCAAGGTGGTGCAGGAGATTGCCCGCAAGGCGCGTTCGATCTGCAAGTGCGGCGGCACACTGTTCCCCTCGGTGTTCGTCTGCCCGGCTTGCGAGAACGTCCTGCTCGACACGAATGAGTCGGACATGACGGACTCGGAGATCATGAACTACGCCGACCAGGACATTCGCTGCCGCCACTGTGGCGCGGTGGAGTTCCCGCGCGCGGAGTACGACTGTGACTCCTGCGCGGATCCTCGGCCCCACGAGTACCATGAGGTCGTGGCCAAGCTCAAGAAGGTCACCGGACCCACGGGCTACCCGACGATTGCGCTGGACTCCGTGGTTCCGGTCACCGAGTTCACCATGGAGAACAAGCAGTGCCCCGTGACGGTCAATGGAGAGGGAGCCCTCACCTACGACGAGTCCTTGGATAATCTGATGAAGAATCAGTTTGACTTCGAGGAGTACACCAAGCCTCGGACAAACGCAGAGTACGCGGAGATGCTGGGCTTGCGTGAGGGCGACATCGGGTTCGCCTCTTCCGCCAAGCGGTACAACAACTTCCGCGGCTAATCACTGCCGAGGGGCCCCTTCTGGGGCCCCTCGGTCTTTGCGGAGGAACCATGCGCTATCAGTTCATTGACACGCCGCTGCCGATGTACGTCTTCTCCGAGGAGGAGGCCAAGAAGCTTGCAGCCCATATGATGACGCTTCCCAGGGTCGGGTTTGACACCGAGACCACGGGGCTCGATAAGCTCGGTGCGCGGATCAAGTTCTTTTCCTTCGGCTACGAAGGAATGCGGTTTTGCGCCCCAGTACGCCTGCTTCCGGTGTTCCAGCCTGTTCTGGAGAACCCAGAGATCCGGAAGTGCATGACAAACGCAAAGTTCGACATGCACATGGCCGCCAATCACGGCATTCACATCGCGGGGCACATCTACGACACCGTGTCGATGGACTGGCTTCACGATGAGAACCGACAGGGCCGGCACGGTCTAAAGCAGTGCGCGGCGGACTATCTCGGCCTCAAGATGGCTCCGTTCTCGGAAGTGTTTGGAGGAGTGGGGACCACAGACAGAGAAGTCGAAACTTTGTGCCGAATGCACGATGCCCTTGAGACTGCCGATACGTCTCTGGCACTGGAGATCCTGGCGCTGATTGGCCAGATTGACATGGATCCTGATGACCTCGAGGACATGCAGACCGTCTCCAAGAAGCTCGGATTGGGGCGAAAGGATCACTCCAAACTTCTGCCGGCTACCAAAGTTCTAAAGATCGCCAGAAAACACGGGCTCTGCCCAACCACTCGCGGAAAGTCTGGCTACGTCAGCGATTTTTACGAACTTCTTGGGATGGGCCCCGTCGCGGACAAAGAGCGCGATTCGCACAAGGACGCACTCGTTGATCCGGACGCGCTCATTGAGGCGCACGAGTTCATTCTCGGGCACTTGGCGAAGGCTTCGGAGAATGAGCTGTCTCCGCTCGACATGATCACGCTGCTTGTCGGTGACTACGCGTCTCTCGACGCCTGGGCGACATTCAAGCTCACAGAAGAGCTTGAGTCGCTACTCTCGAAAGAGAACATCAACCCCGACATGACATTGCTCGATTACTACAACGACGTCTCTGCGACGTTCATCCGGATTCTGTGGATGATGGAGCGTCGCGGGTTTCAGCTGGACGTCGATGCGATTCAGGCACTCGCCGCTCCGATGGTCATGGACATCGACCGCCTTGAGCGCGAGTTTGTCGCACAAGTCGGCTGGGAGATCAATCCAAACAGCCCGACTCAGCTTGTCGATCTCTTCTTCACAACGAAGGGCGGACAGTGGCTAGATCCGTTTGGCAATCCCGCACGCAAGCTCAGCAGCGGCGGAACAACGGGCGTGAAGAAGCCCTCAGTCAGCAAGGAGGTCATTGAAGAATGGGCAGAGAAGGGAAACCCGCTAGCACAACTTCTTCAGGAACACAGAGTCTTGAAGAAATTGCACAGCACCTATATCGACGCATTGCCGAGAACCGTCGATGCGCGAAGGCGGATCCACACGGACCTCAAGAGCGCGGGAACGGTCACTGGCCGTCTGTCATCCGGAGAGCCAAACCTTCAGAACATTCCGGCTCGTGGTAACTGGGGCCGCAGAATCCGAGAGTTCTTCATCGCCGGGCAGTGGGGATCTTGCGATGACTGGTATCTGCCGGATGTAGCGCACATTCAGTCCCCGAAGTATCCGCGCGACCAAGAAATGCTACTGATCGTGGCTGACTACGAGCAGCTCGAAATGCGGATCATGGCTCACATGAGCGAAGATCCCCGGATGATCGACACGATTCGCAGCGGCAAGGACCTGCACTCCATGACGGGGGCACTTGCGGTTGGCGCGAACTATGACGACATCGCGGCTGCAAAGAAAGCTGAGCATCCGACCAAGGAACAGCTCGAGCTTCTTGAGCTTCGGAGTCAGATGAAGGCAGTCGGCTTCGGACTTCTGTACGGGATCGGCCCCAAGAAGCTTGGCCAACAACTTGGCCTGAAGATGGTCAAGAAGTACGGACGAAACGGGATAAACTACGAAACCTGTCCCGAAGCAGAGGAGCTTATCGAGAAGTACTTCTCCATCTACCCGAAGGTACAAGAGTTCATCGACGACACTCATTACCAGTGCGAAAATGATCTCTTTGTACAGACGATCATTGGGAGGTATCGCCGCCTTCCCGATATCTTGTCAAAGGAACGTGGCCTGGCGATGCAGGCTCAGCGGCAATCGGTTAACTCAAGAATTCAAGGTTCCGCCGCCGATATTGCCATTCAGGCGATGATCAACTGTGAGAGTAACGAGGCCCTTCGCGAACTCGGGGTTCGGATGCTGTTGCAGATCCACGACGAGCTCGTGTTCGAGGTTCCGAACATTCCAGACGTTGTCGACCAGGCAAAGATCCACATCCGCAGCTGCATGGAGAACCCGTATCCCATGCGCGTTCCCATCCTGATTTCGATGGACTCTGCTCGGTCCTGGGGAGAGGCGAAGTGACACAGGCCGAGCTGGAGAGGGCGATCTGCAAGAGGACCGGGCTACCAGACTCGGTCGTTGCGCTCGTGCTCACAACTCTCAAAGACCTGATCTCGGAGAGCCTCGAAAGACAGCAGGATGTTGTCTTTCGAGGGCTCTTTCGCATCTCATCTCGAGTACGGGAGATCAACTCATTTCAGACTGCTGTCGGTTCGAACGAGCCCAAGAGGGCCACAGCGTATAAACTTGTCCTGGGGATCCACCCCGTTCCTGCTTTCCGAAAGGAGCTAAACAAATGGACAAGTACGCTGTCGTCCTCGATGACCAACACGTAAAGACCGCGATGGAGGGCAAGGGCTCGTGCCCTTCCTGCGGCTCAAGAAAAGTCGACAACCGGGGTCTCACTCCGGTCTGTCCCAACTGCGGCACCCGCCCGTGGGAGAAGCATGGCTCGCGCCAAGAAGGAAGAAAGTAACGCTCAGGCGGCCATCAACAAAATCAAGAGCAAGTACCCCGGCAAGGTCTTCACTGCCGGAGAGTACACGATGCCCTGGAAGGTCAAGAGACTACCGACGGGAGTTCTTGACCTCGACATCGCGCTGGGCGGAGGTCTTCCTGCCGGCGGGATGACCTTCCTCACCGGCAAGCAGGGAGTTGGAAAGAACTGGCTGGTCAACCAAGTCATTCGCCAGCACCAAGAACGACATGGGGACAAGACAACGGTCGCCGTCGTCTCGACTGAGATGGTCTACGACAAGGAGTACGCGCAGCTTTGCGGAGTTCGCGTTGCGATGTCGGACATGGAGATCTCCCTCTTGCGGGATCAGTACGAAGCAAACGATGAGGCCTTCCCCGCAGACTATGAGGAGAAACTCCGCAGGCAGGTCGGTGAGTTCATCACGGTTCCTCCTGCGCTTGCAGAGGAGTCTCTCCAGATTGCGATCGAGCTAATTGAGACCAGAGAGTTTGACATCGTCGTCATTGACTCCTTCGGATCGTTGCTGACGGAGCACGACGAGGAGAGCAATCTCAGCGAGCCGAACCGAGTGGGCGGTGCTGCGCTTCTCAACACGCGCTTTGCGCGCAAACTGAACGCGGCACTCGGTCCTGACAAGGACGGCAATCCGAACCTCACTTGTGTCATCGGGATCAACCAGGTCCGCGACAACACCGACCGCGCCAACAAGTACTCCCCAAAGACAGTTGAGGCGGGAGGATGGGCACTCAAGCACGCGCGCTGGGTCACGATTGAGATGTCGCCGCAGGCGAAGGTCCGCGATGGTGACCTCACCACTGGAAAGACAGTGCGGTGGGAGATCACCAAGCAGAAGGCTGGAGGTCACGAAGGAGCCTCTGGCACCTACGACTACCTGTTCAAGCACACGGGCATCAATCGCGCAGCGCACTCGATTGCTGTTGCGGCCGATTACGAAGTCATGTCGAGAAAGGGGGCCTGGTACTTCTACCAAGGTCAGCAGATTGGGCAGGGACTCGATTCAGCGGTGAAGTTCGTCCTCGACAATGGGCTTCTCCAGAAGATTGAAGACGACACGATGCGAGCGGCGGGCATCCGCTGCTCGTACGGGTGAGCCGGAGGCCAACGTGCCCCGTCTGTAGCGGAGTCAATCTGGTTCCGTGGTCGTTGGGAAAGGTCCGCTGTCGCACATGCGACCGGGCCTTTCCCCGCCACGAGATCCAGTCCGAGGAGTACGTTCCTCGGGCTCCGCGAAGCCAAAGCACTCGCGCTCAGGCTGACAAGCAGGAGCGTCGAGTTGCTAAGGACCTCGGGGCACGCCAAACGATTGCATCCGGGCAGACGCCCGTGGACAAAGGAGACATCAAGTCGGACCTGGTTCGTGTGGAATGTAAATACACCGATAGTAAGTCATACTCTCTAAAGGCAGCGGATTTAGTCAAGATTGCCGGGCAGGCAACCAAGGACCAAATTCCACTGTTCTATGTTGAGTTCAGGACTGAGGGGGAAGGCTACTACGTCATCCCTGAGCACTGGTTCCTTCAACTTCTCGAGAAGTACAAAGATGATCAGGACGATTAAGGACCTTGAGGGTCTCTCTGCCGAAGAGATTGAGGCCGTGCGCAAAAGCATCAACATGCGCGGCTACTACTACATGGGCGTGAAGAAGTTGGGCCAGCAGGAGGGCATGACGCTCACCGAATACACGGCATGGAAGGCAATTCCGGCGGATGAACCTTGCCGTGCCTGCCACGGGACCGGAACCTGGAAGAAGCCCGAGCGCAGCGTGGGCACGATTCACGCAAGCTCGGCGGCCTCCTGTGTTCGCCGCCTCTACTACGATGTCGATGCAAGCATTCGTCCCAAGTCAGTGATCTCCCCAGAGTTGCAGATCACCTTCGCGATGGGCCACGCGATTCACGATGTTGTGCAGAAGGCGCTGCATGCCGCGCTGCCTGGTAAGTTCGCGGATGAGATGACGGTCGATCTGGACGAGGCGATGGTACTCGGCAGTCACACGGACGGCGTCGCCGAGATTGAGCAGGCTCGGGTCCTCGTCGAGATCAAAAGTATTGGCAAAGAATTCGACACGCTCGTGAAGCCGAAGGACGATCACATTACGCAGGCTGTGGCCATCTACGCCAAGGCCCTCGAAGTCCCGTTCATCAGCTTCTTGTATGTCAGCAAGTCGTGGCCCCACAACGTCAAAGAATTTGTGATGGTCTACGACGAGAAGTACTACCGCAGATGGTGGAAGAACAAGGGCCAGGTCGTAGACCTTGCGCTTGAGAAGGGGGAACCTCCGATCGCCGATGCGTCAAAGGACGATTGCGGGTTCTGCCCGTATTCCTATCACTGCCCTCAAAAGCTGTGAGGTGAAGGATGACGAAGCGCGCAGCCACGGACTTTACCGTAACCCTGGAAGACGGGGAAGAGATGTACTCGGGGGCCGCAGATCGGGCTCTCCAAAGAATTGAGAAGCTTGGCCTGGAGATCCCTGCGCGCCCCGTCGATTCCAGCGGACAGCCGTTCGATGGAAGGCTCCCGTCAAACGTGGCGGACTTCACCACGAGGGAACTGGCGGAAGTCTACACCTTGATGTGTAACTACGCGGATTATCTTGAGAACCTCCACACGGTCGCACGCGCAGAGGTTCTCAACTCCGACCGCCGTCTCAAACTGACCAAGGCGCTGGTCCGCAAGACCAAGCCGGGCACAGCACAGGAAAAAGACGACCAGTGCCTCACGGATGTTCGGTACATCGAGGCGGACGTGGCCTACGTGGAGGCTGCGACCTACCAGGAACTCCTGGAAGGGTTGGCCAAGGCGGCGTCGCGGGATCGGTCGGTCCTCAGCCGGCTGATTGAGACAAAGAAGATGGAGCTGGACAATAAGCGGAGGGACAACAATGCTCGAGTATACCGATAGTCTGAGGTTGTGGGTCCCCTTCCTCCCTCCGTCCGAAAACCGGATCCGCGTTCATCGGAGACAGGGCGGCCAGGTCTATTCGAAGGAAGCACGCGACTTTCAGACGCTTTTCGCAGATCATCTGCGGACTTCCTTCTTCACTGACTTGGCCGCGTTCGTCCAAGGTCATACAGAGAAGAGCCTGTATGTGCTCCGGATGGTGTTCCACTTCGACACTGTCATCAACAGTGGATGGGCTAAAAACCAAGCAAAAACACTCTATAAGAAGTTTGACGTGGGCAATCGACGTAAGTTGATTGAAGACTGCCTCTCCACTGCGCTCGACATTGACGACTCAGTGTTCTTCGAGGTGCAGCTTGTGAAGCGCATGAGCCAGACTGGGGAGGGTGTTGAGATCCTTCTTACCCGTGCTCCTCCGTCTTCCTTCGGAGTCCCAGATGTCAGACGAATTCAACAAAAGTGAGCTGATTGAGCTCTTGCGCGAAGAAGGTCATGGGAATATCAGCAGAGGAAATGGGATCCCAAGACTGATTGCTGCGCTCGAAGATGAGGAAGATCCGGAGCCCTGCCCGCTGGAGGGAAGACGCTCTACGATGGAGAAGCACATCCGGCGGAACTGGACCCGAATACGGACCCAGCTTCCGCGCTGCAACGGGAAGTGCACAGTATTCGGCTGTCCAGACGCTATTGTCATTGGCTGCTGGCTGAGATTCAAGGACGAAATAATATGACTTGGGAACCGTGCGTTACCTGCGCTCGGGTCTCAAAGTGTGGAGACGTTGATCACAACCTCCTCCTCGAAGGGGGAGGTTGTTCTCTCCACGAGCCTGCACACGAAGGCATCGTACGCGCCCGCCTTCGCATCATGGACGAGTTTGGCGCACTCGCAATACCGACAAAGAAGAACCTAAAAGACGGAGTCATCACAATGGCTGGTACTGTTTCATCTACGGCCGCATCGAAGCGTAACCTCCGTGCCCTGGGCAAAGTCCTGGGGGTTGTTCCCAAGGGCGGCGCCAGCTTCAAGCTGTCGGCCGAAGAGATCTGCACGATGATCAAGGAGAGCGGCGACCCGCGCTTCATCAATCTTGAGAAGATGAGCGATGAGGAGGTCGCGGCCATCACGGAAGAACTCGGTGGTGAAGAGGGTGGTGAGGAGACTGCCGCCGCCGCTCCCGCACCGACGCCCGCTCCCGCTGCCCCGGCCGCGAAGAAGCCGACGGCACCGGCCCCTGCTGCGCGTGCTTCTGCTCGCTCCAAGCCGGAACCCGAGGCTGAGGCTGAGGAAGAGACCGAAGCTCCGGCGCCGCGTGCTCCGCAGCGTCCTGCTCCGGCTCCCGTTGCGCCGCTCCGTCCCGATGCGAAGCGTCCGGCGGCCCCTGTCCGGCCGGCGGCCCCTGCTGCCTCGGCACCCACCAGCGGCCTGTCGGCCGACCTCAGCAAGCTTGAGGAGATGGTGATGGTCATCGGGAAGGCGGGCGATGCTCGTGATCTCGCGCTCAAGAACATCATCACCACGCTCAACCAGCTGGCCGAGAAGGTGGAGGCGATCGACGCTCATCTCGCCTACCAGTACAACGCGAGCGTCGAGCCGGGAAACGAGATCAAGTCTCTGACCGAGGTAAGCTGGATCTGATTGAGATCCTGTCTGACCGGCTGGAGACGATGGGTCTCGACGAGATCTTCGAGATCATCACCGCCGCAGGGTACGGAGTGCGGCGAAAAGGGCTGACCCACGAGCAAGTCAAACGGCTCTTGATCAGTCTGACCGCATAGGTCAAGGGGGACTCCTCACGGAGTCCCCCTCTTTTTTAGCCCCAACCCTTGTCGCCTGCTCGATCCGTGAGCCAGCCGATACGCGCCCCACGAAACTTTACATTCGGCGGGTACATTGTAGAGATTGCTCGATGCGCCCAGTTTGTGTCTCCGTCAACGAAGGGACCTGGGTCAGATGTCCCAACTGCAATCGCCTTTCCAAACTTCCCGAACGAGAACGCGACTGCCTCCGCCAGGGTGCTGACCGTTGTGGTGGTAGGCTGATACTGCGGCTGCACTATTACCGGAAAGTCAAACGACGAATCCGGAGACACTGAAGTAAGGCCAACGGCATCCGACAAGTTGAAAGGAAGCACCTCTCCTGTGCCGAGCGCGTTTGGCGTTCTCCTGGGGCCGCCAATGAACCGGATGACAAGTGCGTATGCAAAATGCCTGCGGTCTACACGAAGCGCCGCGGCTGAGATCGCCTCGTCAGGTAGGTGCAGTCTCTTCTTAACGAAGTATTCCTTTCGCGCGAACACACTAAGAGGAGAGGACCCGATGAAGGGGGCGGAGTATTCCCACGCTTCTTCGACCTCGTTGGTCGCGTCTGCATTGTCGCCAACTGCGGGCAAATCCACTTCGCCAGACCAGATAATCTCCCCAAACCCGAACTCGGGCTCGTGTTCGTTCCATCTCGCAAAATCATCCTGATCGAACGCCGTATCCAGGGTATTGAACCTCCAGAGCTCTACGAGCACTCCGGCATTAGGCTCCCACTGTGAGACATCAGACACCTCCTCGAAGGTAGCGCCACTACCAATCTTCCAGAAGATCTCAGGAGCTCTCTTGTAGATTCCCCAACAAGTACTTGAGCTCGGGCGCATGCTTAGAGAAATTGAAACCTCTGAGAGTACGGAGCCGTGAGGGGCATCGACCGGCATCGTAAAGCCGACAAACCCAGGGGGAATGAACGAGTCCCTAGGAATATCTACATCATTAACGCTCCAGGACGAGTTCACTGTCAGGTGTCCGTGGAGCGCGTACCAAAGAGGATCAAACGCTGCCGTATACAACGTGATTGTGGCAGAGTTGACCCCGATATCGAACAGCCTGTACATGTCTACTGATGGCCTGATCCATCGATCCTCGGGGATAGAGTTGATCAGGCTTTCAATGAGATCCCCCTGTCCAGCTGACAGGGTCTCCCGTATAGAGGCACATTCACCTCGGAGGGCATACGCCGCGTTGACTAGAGCAACATAGAATTCTTCATTTCTACTTACGACCCTGGGCTCAGTGTCTTCGTACTGCCTAATAGCTGCCGAAGCCAGTTTTTCGCAGGTAGCAAGAAACTCCATAAAGGCCTCCGATACCGCGGTATCCAACGGATCTGCGGTATGGGCGCTGTCCAAAACAACCCAGGCGGCGTCTGCGTCCTCGTATGCCGTACCCCAGGAAAACTTCAGGATTTCCGAGGAAGCATCTGGCATCGGCTCTAACATCAATGTACGTAGATTATTTCCATATGTCCATGCATTTGCCGGGCTCGGTTGTCCGGAGGTATCAGACAAAATCTGTTGCGTTGTCTTAACTCCTAAGATTGTTTGAGAGTTCACAGTACGTAGCAGACCAGGACCTCCCCGCAGCTCTTGCATACCCATCGAGTACGTTGAAGTTGGAGGGGTGAACGATGTGGAAGTGCTCAAGTCGTAGTCACGCTGCCAGCCCATGTTCACGCCGTAATCCTGCCCACCAAGCAACTTGGTATCGGCAGGACCAAGCGTCTGGTAGCCCTTTACGGCATTGGCAAACCGGAACCCATGCGCGGCAACGTGGCCCGAAGTAAGTACCGGACCGCTAACCTTCAGTGGGTCCGTGTCGTGCTGGACGGAGATCTCCTGGAACGCCATGTACGTCGAGGTAGTCGGATCAGCCGGGACCGTAATCTGGAGAAATAACTCCTCGTCAAGCCTGCTCTCCTGAAGCGCGCTTGAGGCACGATCCACAACCCCATTGACCGCGAGCGTGGCTTCGTAGGATCGAATCTCCACCGCGCCAGAAGACACAAAGCTCACTACGGATACCGAGTCCGAGGCGACTGTCGTTCCTGACGCGGTCACCATGGCGAGTCCGACAGTCACAGGAGCCGCAGTGCCTCCCGATGCCGCACGCAGACGAATCTTGAGACGAAGGTGGTCCTTCCAGATGTATCGACGCCCGCGCTGGCGAAGGACTGTTGCCGTAGCTGCTCTAGTCACGATTAGTGTGCCGCCGTGTGTGGGCTGGTAGCTGAGGGCTCCGCCCAGACCCACCTTGCGGATGTCGGTCAACGCAAAGTCGGAGGCCGTGGTATCCACAGTCTCGTCGGCATAAAATGGAGGGCGAGGCTCATTTGAGTACGTCGCCCACGGAGTCGTGTGGTGAGGCGACTCGGCGCTTCCGGACCATGCGGACGACTCAAAAAGAAGCGGTGCTGAGATAGGGTCGTAGTCTTCGGCAGCCCCAATCCCTGCACCATCTGTGGTCAGCGCCCATTGTACGAATGAGAGCGTCTTTGAGTTTCCGGAGCGGTCAACCGTGCTGTCCGCGCGTTCATCCAGAGAGTTTGAGTCAGAGGACAGCAGTGGAAGCTGGTCAAGAGTCTTGAGCGCCTGATAGGTGCCGACCTGCATCCAGTCCGCAATGTCTATGTAGGAGCGGTGCCATCGCAGGCCGTGCAGCCGGAAGTCAGCTCCGGCCGCAGGCGTGATCGCAACATCTCCGCCCAGTGCAAAGAAGATATCGGTTCCGTCGCTCTCCACTGCCAAAATCGCATATCTTTCGCCAGTGGAAATAACCTCAACGATGCAGCCAACCCACGAGGACGCCGGCCCCGGCAGGGCTCCGACTCCGAGAGACGAGACCGCGAGCACTCCTGCATGGGCAAGATTGAAGCGAGTGTAGTCGGAGGCAGTGAAGTCTCCTATCGGGTCGCTGTCCGTCTCATTGGCAGGGCGGATAATCCCCGGCCTTCCCAAAGTAGTCGGAGCTGCCCAGTAGGAAGAGCTCGAGGGGTCCCAGTGATACCCGATGTGCAGATCCGAGTTTGACCCCCACATTGGGTAGATCATTCGGCCCGCAGCAATGACATCCTCTGAATACACCCCTCCCAGAGCGTGCCCAAAGTCACTGTCGGGAGGATTGCCGTGTACCCAAATCGAACCGACGGTTTCGATGGCTGAGCCCAAGCCCGTGATTGCGGGCTCCGTCCCATCCGACTTGCGAATGAAGACGGCCGCAGCCGAGGGCGTGTGTGACCCGCCCGCAGTGTCTTCACCTTTTGCGACCACCAACGCAGGGTCTGTGCCGCGCTGAATGACTCCAGCAGCAAACGACCTACGAACCCCGGTCGTGTAGTCGGCCCCATCAGTGTCCGGAAGTCTGAAGGCCGAGCTGTTGCCGAACCCCGATGCCTCTACAAAGAGGCCAACGGCGGTAGAGTCGACTGTCTCGGAAGAAGCGACGGCGACATGGATGCCGTCCGCAGGTGAGAACGCGTTTACGTCCACGGCGTAGCCACGGCTGACATCGTCGGCCCCGCCGTCCAAGGCAGAAAACTCCGAGTCATTGGCCGTGACAAGGATGCCTGCGCCGGTGCCTGCCCACCCCACGCGAATGCCGATGACGGTGTCGTTTGCGCTTGCAGCCGCCGGATCCTGCTCCTGGAACACGCTCAGGGCTGCGCGGCCTGCCGCCGCGCCTCCGAACATGGGCACTCCGACGCCCATGCGCAGATTCAGAAGCATGAACTGATGTGAGCCGGTGAAGGTCGGAGACGTACCGTCGAGATTGCGAATCGTAAGCTGGTTCGGACGGGTTTCGTAGGCTTCGTAAAGACCCGCGTACAGACCCGTGAGCACACGCACGTAGGTCTTTGCGCCGTGCGAGTTGGCCGACCGGGCTGACGTGGAGTGGTGCGTGATTGGGTACAGAGTTCGCAGATTGTCTGGATTTACGGAGACTGATGCCGAGTTCACGACTGACGTGATCACGCCACCTGACGCAAACGACCCGGTCAGGATGTCAAGATTCGAAACCGTGGTCCCATCAAGGAGCGCGGATTTCGTCACATGCTCGAAATGAGCAAAGGCCAGGTCGCTACCGACGCTGCTGCCATTGACCTTCGTATGATGGAAACCTCCTGCCCTTACGCTCTCGGTGACGCTGCTAATTGCTGCGCGATAGTCCGTGACCAGGTCGTCAAAGATCTCCCATGACGACACGTTGTCCGCACCGCCGCCAAGCGGCAGCACGGTGCCAATCTGATGCAGCGGAGGGACAATCTGCACAGTCCGCCCATCAATCCAGCGCGTGATGCGCCAATCGGCGTAGTTCGTGCCGCTGATGACGAAGTTGATCGCGCGACCAACGTCCTCAAGGGTGAATGCGTCGTAGGTGCCGGAGGCATCGTATCCAGAGGCACGGAGGAGGTTCCCCTCCAGAACTTCCGCTGCGTCCACGGATGTGCGATTGGAGGCGGCCGTCGTTGCGGCGGGCGTTGCGAAAAGAGTGACTGGGCGATCAGTAACTTCTGCAAAGAAGCCGCCACCCTTGTCCTGGCCCTGTCCCTGGTAGACACCGCCGAAGTTGAGATTGCGGTGCAGGTTTCGTAGGACCCAGCCATCGACCTCTTCTGACGAGTTGATGGCCGGGACCAGCAAGAAGTCTCGAGGCACGCGACCAAATGCGTTCTGCATGCCGAGGATGATGCGGATACCGCCTGCGGGAACACGCGGGATGTGCGGCTCGAACCACAGGTACAGCGAGGTTTCGAACAGTCCATTCGAGTGGACAGTGAGCGTCTCTCCCGACTGGGCGTTGAGAAGATGCAGAGACTCATCTGTTTCGTGCCGAACGACGATCTCTGTCTCCGAAACGACAGTGTCTACAACGTATCTCCCCGCGTTCGAGATTGGGGTTACAACGACCGGACCCGTTAGCTCAACGATGTCCCCTTCACGCACTCCGTTCGTGACAAACGTCGCGCCGGAGCAAATGATCGTAGCGCCATCGATAATCTCTGTGACGCCCACAGAGCTTTGCTTCAGAGACTCTCCGCCCAAAGCATTACGGTAGAACGGGTAGTCATCTGTGCTGAGCGGTAGGTTGGCCGACCCGTCTTCGTTGAAGGTACTCGCGCCTCCAACAATCCCGCCAGAGGGCAGGTAAGCAACGGTGCCGATGCCCACTACCTTGTCAAGAGATAGCAACTCGTTCCACTCGGAGTCGAGGACCGCAAAGTACTGAGAGATCTGCTGAAGCGAGGCGTCGGCAGGAAGATCAACGAAAATTGCGGTCTCGAGCACTGCATCGAGATCATCGAGGTATCCGGTGGCCAGGTCGATTGAGGTCACCGCCCCCGTGAGCGCGTCATACTTCAGACGAGGGCTGTCCTCTGGGATCTCCAGCACGACAGGTACGGCCACTTCGCGGACAAGCTGGACCTGGTGGCTGTCGAGGTTCTTGGCTAGGCTGTGCAGAGCGCGATTGACGCTCTCGCTCGTCCGGTCCTCTCCACGCGCGACGAAGCTAGACCGCGGACGGTTGCCCTGCGTCAGAGCTCGCGGACTGGAAGATGCAAGGTCCCCCGCAGTCACCCGTGCAGACGGATGCGGGTTTACGTGTAGGCCAACCAGCGGAGCAAGGTCTGTGAAGCCCGCGGCAGTCGGAAGAACCTCGATAAAGGCATTGGTCCCTTCCGCAGCAACGTAGCCGGTGTTCTTGGCAACAACCTTGAGCACACCTTCGTAGGCATAGGCAGTCAGCGGGGCCGGAATGGATACCGCAGCGGCTGCGGTGTTGATCCCATCTACGATCTGCGCCAGGGTTAGCGCAGAGACAGAGGAGAACGAAACGACCAGGCTCGCCAAGGATTCTGTCGCAAAAGTGATCGCAAAGCTGCCCGGGCTACTCGCTGCCAAGATGGCATCGATGTCGTCGAAGCCTCCGGTGGCATTGATGGGCTTGGCGCCAAAGATAACGGGCTGCGCGAGGACAGCTTTGTCCGTCTTGCTTGCAAGAAAGGGACGGCGTACAAAACTCATAGGAAGCGGACCTCCCAGATCACGCGCAGAGTAAACGAAGTGGTCTTGGTTACGGGCTCAAATGTCTTGTAGGCCATTGGTGCCCGATCCGCGACGGCCATACCAGTCGGAGTCGCAGTGCGACTCCAGTTGTTGTCCGGATCTCCGTCCGTGAACAGCCCGGCCTCCGTGAGAATCACGTTGTCCGGCAGGCTGATCTCTGTCTGCCCATATTCCCGGATGAACCGCACCGCCGTCCTGGAGGACGTGGAGGACAACACGGGGAAGGTAGCAGGGACTCTGACTCTCGCCAGGAACTCTCCTGGAACGTACGGGACGCCGCTGACAAGCTGCGAGATGTTTGCGACCTCGGGCTGGGATCCTACGCCGAGGCCGATGAACGCAATGCGGTCATTCCGAAAAAATTCGTCGCCTGAAAAGTTCTTAAGAGAGATTAGTTCGGCCAAGTACTCACGGCCCGTGAGCGTCCAGATGTTCGAGCCTTCGACATGCTGACGGCACTTGCCGTTTTCGAAGCTGTCGATCGTGACGAACCCTTCGATGGCCGGAGCTGAGGCATGGTCCTTGACCACTTTACGGCCAAAGAACGGCAGTAGGCGCGCGATGTTCAGCATACTTCGAGTCTCCGGATGATCTCTTTGGCCTCGTCCACAGTAACACCGAAGTTGAACGCAATCACTTCGGGGTTGAGAGGTTTGCCGTCCGCAGACTGAATACCTCCTCTACGCGCTCCCTTGGCGCCGCCCTCAATCTTAAGGGAGTCAACGACTCTTGGCTGTTCTTTGTTCCTGATCATCGCTTACCCTGCGAAGGCGTTTCTTTACGGAAGATACGACCGATGACAGACGCGGGTTCTGGAGTCATTTCTGCGATCGTGAACTGGGTAGCAGAGTTTACTTCGATGATTGGGAACAGAAAGTGATCTGTCCCGTAATCAAACTCAAAAAAGTCTCCTGGACGAACCCCAAGCTCTTCAATATCGTGGCTTGCATCCGAGATAGTAACGACCGCGGTCCCGTCAATGTCAAAGCCTACTGCGGGAGTATACGTCGAAACAATCGCGGCTTCGTCTGCGGGGAAGATACCGTCGATTGTGATGGTCCCTCCGTCGACCTCCGCAATGGTGTAGACGCCGTGCGAAAGGCTGCCAGCACTAGGAGCGACCACAAGCAGGTCTCCTGCTGAGGCGGCAAAGGACCCCGTGAGGGTGCTTCCTGAAAGAGTGACCGGACCGGCAGCGTCGACCACCGTCAGGGGACGATAGATATCGATCTCTATGTCGTCATAGCCCATGAGCCGCTCAAGACGTGGATCTGTGTCTCCGTCGAATTCTTCGTATACCTGTTTGCGAATTTCTACATTTTCTATGAGACGCTCGACAGGTCGGCTCAAGAAAACCTGATCTCCGTAGATCGCTACAATTTTATAGGCAGCCCCGGTGTCCGTATCATAGAGAGTGTCTTCGCGCTCGACATTCTTTAGATCGATATCGGCAATCTCAATTACAGAGACTCCGAGTGTCGCGGTACTCGCGCTTCCGGAGTAAACCGGGTTCTTCGTCAGTGACCACCGTTCAATACGGTACTCGGCGCTCTCATCGGGGTCCGGAAGAGGAGTCGCGAGAGTAAGTGCCGTTTCCTGATCTGCAAAGAGATCTGGGGTTCCCGTGTTGGAGGTCGCGTAGAGAGCCCAGTCAAATACTCCGAGATCTTGGATTACATAGACGCCGCGGTTTGGCCCACTCAGAATGATGACGCGGTCATCCGCGGTCACACCCGAGGACCGGAACGCGGCATTGTCGTCTCGCAGGACGTGGTTCTCAAAGAACTCCGCGTCATCTCCAAAGGTACTGTCTACCGCAAATGAAGACCCTTCATAGATGATG